GAGATCTGTATACCTATATCGATAGATTTTGAAAAAGCACCCTAAGGGAGCTCTATTAAAGTTACCCTTTTTTACCACCGATATGAAAAAGAATTTTTTTACTAATTTATGGTTGACTCTTCATAGCTGGTCTCCAAGTTCTTTTCTGGTTTTGGATGGCTCAACTCATAGTTTGACTGCATAATTTTGAGCTTTGCCACAAATAGCTCTCTCTGTTTCTTAATTTCTTCTTCCGTCATTTCCGAATCATATTTTCCTTGCTGTTCATTGATTGGTTTTTCAATATACTTTGATTTTGCTTTCCGACCGGCAAGGCAATGTTCTACTGCCACCGATACCGCAGACAATCCATATGTTCCAAACCACATCCACATCTCATTGTCTCTTTGCTTTTTATCTAAGTTGTAAGCATCCGCATAAGGCTGTAAATCAGCCGGGCAGGACGCGTCTATATCATGCACGGTAAATCCATACCCTTTTGTAACTAAAAGCCAGAATGGGCGGATTTCCGCACAATATGTTCCCCATGTAAGTTCTCTCTGTTCTTCTACTTTTTCCTCGGAGTTTTCTTCTCCGCTTCTTTCTGATCTGCTTTGAGCAGTTTTGATAAAAAACCGTTTTCAAGCAGCTCCGCTAAAAGTGCATTGTAAAGTACCTGAACATCTGCATCTTCTCCGTCAAAGTAATCATCCAGCATGTCATATACTTTTCCAAGCTGCTGTTCCTTTTCTCCCTCATTGTCCGGATTGTATCCAAGTTCCTCTTTGTGAAACTTCTGCGCGCCTACAAGGATTAACTCTGGAAGAAATAAAAGGATTTCGTCAACCGCTTCAATATCTTCCATCTGGTCTAATTTTGCTACTTTCTTGATAATTCCGCTTTTCACGGTTGCTTCATATCCAAACTTGATCTGTAATTCTTTCTCGCCAAATTTTAATTTTGTCATATTCTTTCCCTTTCTCCCTCTCATATAGGGAAAGGGCAGTCCGAAGACCGCCCTGTTCTTTTAAATTGTTTCTTCAAGCTCTGGCTCGGTTGTCTGGTTATCGTCAGCCGATCCAACCGAACTATTCGACTGACGTGTTATTCCCCCGGTGTAAAAGCTACAGCGGTGTCCATGCCCTTGTATTCTTCAATTGTAAGATTCATTTCAACCGTCAAAAGTTCGTTCTGACCAATCTCCGGCTGCGGTATCTGCTCCGGTGGCTGCGCAACAACAAAAAACGCGTCGGTAAATCCCGGGATAATAGTTTCAAACCACATTCTTTTCCCGCCGGAAAGCTCCTTATACGCCGTGATAAGCGTTTCCCACTCTTCCTTTGTGGCATCCGTAAGGTTTACCGTGATGGGGAAAGAGCCACCGGTATCTGCGCGCCCCTTTACATATCTGGTAATTGCATCCTCTAAAGCGGATGCGTCGATCTGTTCCGGCTCAATGTTAATACCGCCGATTGCATTGATTCTTGTAAGCTGTTTAAACGATGTAGGCTTTGTTCCGGCCGTTGTTTCTGTTCCATAGCCAAACGTAATGCCTAATGTAGACAATCCCGCTACTGCCATTTTTACCTCTCTTTCTACCGCCAAATAATGCGGTTATCGGGCACATCTTTTTGCACCCGGTGCATAAAAAATAGAGCCTTTCGGCTCTTTTACATCAATCTGTCGTTGGCTCCGATTATCCGCCGGAACCTTGCAACGCTTCTAAATTTTTTCTCACTGTCATTTTTAAACTCCGGCATTGCTGTGATTTGAAATCGCATCTGTTTAAAGGCATCAGCTAAAATAGCCATAATCCCTTTTGCATCGCTCTGCTTTGTGTTTGTAATGACGTCAACCTGTATTGTTTCCTGCACCGCATTTACGGATGTGCCCTCTAAATCTGCCCCACGTTCAAGCCCCGGCATCTCATGTATGTAAATAGTCGGAAAAACAGGGTCTTTATCAAGGTTCTTTTCAACCGTTGTAAATGCAGTGTCAAAATTCATGCTTTTGTATTTTTTCTTGAGTTTTGGTTTGGCTATCGTTACAACATTGGAAAAAATGTTTGTTTCAAGGTCAAATACCCACTGGTTTCCTGCCATTATCCAAACACCTCCTTCGCTGTCTGTGTAACAATCTGCCGCAACTCATTCGCGGTCAGATACATAAATGGTCGGCTTGGCATTCCCTCTGTAAACCACCAATCGCCATTGTCGTCCTGATAAAACCATCCATATCTTCCATCTGAAATCTGATGAATAGTTTTTCCACTTGCGTACTGCCACGAAACACCTTCCGGCAGTTTCCCAGGATAAGGACTTTGCTGTCCCACAATTCCGGTTCCAAACTCAACAAATGCGGCGTGTTCTGTACCGGCTATTACCGCCCATATCCCGCCGCCCTTAGTGCTTCCTTCATATTCCGCGTGAACACTTGAAATCAGTTCCGATGTAAATATTGCGTCAAGGTCAGCAATTTGCACTCTGGCAATCTCTACGCCCTTTTCCGCGAGTTTTTCTGCCAATAGCTCACATTTATATGTCAAGCTGTTTTGATAGGATCTAAGATCTCGTATGGCGTTTTGAACAGACTTTTCAGACAGGCTCATTGTGATTACTTTTTTTCCCATTCAGCACCTACTTCACATTTTTTTGCAATAAAAACAAATCAACCGTCAATCCTTCGTCTGCGACACCTTTTACGATGTAATCAGCCGAATTTTCATCAACGATTGTATTCTCTTCATCTTTGTACCTTACATCTGACCGTTTCCATACCAAAGAGCCGACGTTCAATGGAAGTTTCCCTTTATCCTCGACAATCTGAACAAAGTTTGTTGAATTGTCAACGCCAAACTCTTTTATAAGTGCTTCACTCAACTTATTGCTGATTGAAGAATAAAAAACCACAGGCTTTTCATAACCTGTGGTATACTCTCCGGTTGTCTTCGGTATCTTGTTCCCGTCATCATCAAGGTAATAAATTACATTACCATCAGAATCCGTGTACGAAGAATATTCGATGTTACCATCATCATCCGTCACATATACCGGCACCTTGCCGCTTTGCTGCGAATAACTCATTTTTTGCTTATTGATCTCAAGCATTTCACTTCACATCCTTGCCGAACCGTTTCCACAGCTCAGAAAGCTTTTCCCATCCATACATTGCGACAAACGCAACAATAAATCCTGCAATAATAGCTGCCAAGATCATATACCATAAAATTGATGTCTGGATGTACTGCATGTATGCCACAAACGCAGCGACCGTGATTCCGATAGAAAGAACAAATACCAAAATGTCCGTTGGAATCTTAGAAAATACGCCTACACCTTTGATTACCTGTGTTACCACAGACACAACAAATGCCAGCGCACCAATGATTGCCAGAATAATTGTCATATTTGCAATTACAGACTGTATAATATCCATGATTAAACCTCCTTTTCATCATTAAGACGGGTTTCTATCCCGTCAATTCTGTGATGCGCCGATTTCACACTTTCTTCAACCTTTATAATTCTGTTGTCGTGAGAATTTATTTCTTTTCTCATCTCCGAAACTTCATTCTTGATCTCGGTTGTGTTGTTTGAAATGGCATCCAACTTCATGTTAATGCGTGTGTTCTCCCGCACGCGCTCTTCAAGATCCGTGTTGTCTGTCCTTTTGTTGCTCTTCAAGCCCATAAAGACGGAAAAACCAAGCGACAGCACGCTTATAATGATTGCTGTTGATATCTCAATCGTCAAATCATATACCGCCTTTCATTTTTTATGGCACACCGCCCACCACCGCTCAATGTGTGCCGCCTGCTACGTTTTTCCAACATCGGCAAAACGTAACGCACAATCTTCTAACCAGATAGAATCCCATACAGTTATAATGCTTTTACAAACGGAAATACTCCCACAAACAAGCTTTCCCTGTCTTTCCAGCTACGGCTCACTCCGTTTTCTGAATAACTTGCCATATAGGCTTCTCCTGCCTGTGAATGGTCGTACACGGATAAATTGACGATTACATCTTCAAACTGTTTCAAGTCTTCGGATATTTTTTCATCCGTGTAGCTTTCCGGGTAATTCCGCTTGCTTACCACTTCATTTCTTGCCTGCTTGATAAGCTGTTCGATGTAAGGGTTATCTTCTTTCTTGTCGAACACAATAACATCAGAAGTAACTCCATCTTCATCCGTAACGTTTTCAATATGAAATTGTTTCAGTCTGATTTTGACCTGCTCTAATGTTGTATATTCGTCCATTCTTCCCTACCTATAATCCGAACTGCTCGATCAAAATGCGTTTCAGTTCCGCTCCACTGATTTCTTCTGCACCATCGATCCCATGTTCAGCGGCAAGTGCCTGTAAATCAGCAGTGCTCATTCTGTTAATCTCTGTCTTGGTGTACCCGCCGGAAGATTTCTCTCCCGGAACAATGTCCGGGATTTCATCTCCTGCTTTATACCATCTTCCATTGCGCTTTACTGTATATTCAGCAATCATACCGCACCTCCTACGCAACTTTCATGACAACAACGCTGTCCATGCCCTCAAAAGTAGGCAATCCGATCATTGACACAATGCAATGCGTGTTGATTGGATGATTTGTTGCGTATGTATATACCGAAATACCGGTTTCTACAATAGAAAGGTTTCCGTCTGTTAAACTTCCGCTTCTCTCTTCCGGTGTCTTTCCAAAGACATAATCTCCAAGGTACACGCCGGATGCCTGCGCTGAAATAACTCCTGTAGGAATAAAATATTTGGTAGCACCGTCTGCAGGGTCGATGTAAAGTTTGTCGTAAACTTCAATCTCGATGCCGTATCCTCTAAGATACTCTGTAACCTGCCCCTGCTGTAAGCGAATACCGCCATTGTAAGCAGTAATTCCAAGCACCTGTTTCTTTGTGTCCTCCGCCTTAAGGACCATTTCCCATGTTTCTGTATTCATGCTAAAGCGTGCAAGGGAATATCCTGTTTTCTTTGCAAACTCACGTTTAATCTCGATAAGGTCATCAAGTGGCGTTGCTGTTTCGGATGCAGACCATTTATCGGTATCGCTTCCGGAGATATCCTTGTAATGATCTCTCTTGTGCGCCACTCCATTGTCCGAAGTATAATCCACATAGTAGCTCTTTCCGCCAATTGTTACCTGTACTCTTGGAATACCATCAGATGGTGCTAATAACTGCCAAATCTGGCGTTCCGGCACTACTCTTGCCCCATCAATAAGCATCATCGGTTTTTTGCTGATTTCTCTAAGCACCTGGTTTGCCATGTTGGAATTTTCTGCCGACTGGTAATTTGCATACTCCTGCTCTTCACGCTCTGTTACCATGTAAGATTCACGGTAGAAAGGCATCTCGTTCTGAATATCCGAAAATCCACCGACATCTCTTAACTCTGCCTGCGCATCAAAATTGGATGCCTTTAAGGATACCGGAAGACCGTTTTTCCCTTTGATAAATCTAAGTTCAAGGCTGTCCTGTTTTCTGGTTCCAAATTTCTGTCTACCTAAGTAAGGTGCAGAACCAAGCGTTTTTTCATAATTATTCCACATAACCCCAAGGCTTCTTGCGGTAAATGCTTCTGCTAATGGTAATGCCATTCTCTAATACCTCCATTTCTTAATCAAAAAAAGTGACACGCGGTGTTGCTGCTTTTGCAGTTGCTTCCACGGTCACTCCGTTCGCTGTTACCTTTGCGCTGTCAATAGAACCCTGATATACATAAGTTCCAGGCGCATCTCCCATTGTTACGTCAACATCTTCCAGAAGATACCCTTTGCAAGATTCGTCATTGCTTGGAAAAGGTGTCCCAGCCTTTGCAATCTTCTTTCCGTTTGCATCGGCACTTGACACCATTGTCTGCGGAACGATGCACGCCGCACCCTCATAAGGAAAGAATTTTAAAATTCCTTTACTCTGTGTAAAGTCTCTTTCAATCGGTTTTCCCATAATTTACCTCCTATAAAACATAATGGTCTTTGGCTTCTACATTTTTTGCCGGTTCGCCAAAGCTGATACTTTCGGCATTTTCAACATCTGCCGTTTTTTTATTCTCTCCACCTGCAGTACCGCCGCCCGGATTTTCAGAATTATTTGCAATCTCCTGTTCCTTTGCCTGCGCTGCCGCGGTTTCCTTTTCGGATGTAATCTTTCCAAGAGCGTCATAATCAAGGCTTCCATCATCTTTGACGACCGTTTTTGCCTGCTCTGCATTGATTTTTAACTTTTCCATCAATGCTTCGCGCTGATCTCTGATGGCGTTTTTTTTCTGCATATCTGCAATCTGCTGATTTGCTGTCTCTAACGCCTTGTTTGCTTTTTCAAGTTCCGTGAGGTTTCCTGCTTCCATTTCATCCAGCTTTTTCTGCAACTCATCTGCGATGTCTGCCTTTGCCTTAAGCTCTGATGCTTTTGCCTGTTCTCTCTGTACAGCACTGCCGTAATCAGCAATGATTTTCTCAACATTTTCCTCACTGATACCCATTGCAATTAACTCTTCTCTTTTCATTGATTACCTCCGATATGTCTTTACGAATTTTTGCGGTGCAACGACACCGAATGACACTGTTGTTTTTTACGCTCACAACTTTGCGAATTTTTATAAAATAAAAACAGCCGCCGATTACTCGGTAGCTGTCTTATTTTGCTGTTTATTTAATTGATTTACAATTTCCTGCGCTTTTTGTTCCTGCTCTTCTGCATTATCAATTGTTTTCCACAACGCATCTATATATGGCTTAGACAAGAGGAATGTCTTTTCAGCATCTCCCCAAAGCCCCACCGTTTTAATGGCAATAAGAGGATGTATGCCGCACTCTAAAAGCTGATATAGTGTTTGCGACTTTGTATACATATTGTCTTGCGGGCTATGATTGATTTGCACATCAAAATCCCTCATTGACAATTTCAAATCATTGTCCTTAACGCGTATTACATTTAAGACAACTTTTGCAAGTCTCTTCTCTGCCGATTTCACAATTGGGTCTTTTAATTTTGCTCTTGTCTTTGAAAAATCCCATCCAGCCCTTAATGATACTGCTCCTTGTGTATCTCCTCCAGAGTTTTGGGACTCTCTGTTTGGTATTGCTAATATTGCCAAGGCATTGTCCCACAAATCATCTTTTGCCACCTGACACTGGCTCTGATTTAGTTCCTGCGTCATAATCTCAACATCGGCTTTGTTATCCTTGTTATTGGACTTTACCGTCAAAGCATGGCTCATTTTCATCTCTTCAAACGTTTTTTGGTCGATTTCACAGTTCACAAACTTAACCCAGTACTGAACAAACTGCTCAATTCCATCCATTCTGTTTGACTGCATATTGTTTATGGCATCCAAAATACCTATGACAAGCTCAATATCAGAAATTCTCTCATGATTATTTGGAAACTCAACAATAGGTATACTTCCAAATGCATGCAATTTCCATTCAGAAACTACTCCGTTTTGAAGTTTACATGAATAGTTGTCCGTATAGCACAGTTTGTACCATCTTCCATCTTCGTCTTTAAGTTCCTGCACCGCAACCACCGGTTCTTCCGTGCTCCGATTATAAATAACACACGTATTCATTGGAGTAGGCGCAACAATTTGAAATGGTATTTCTCCATTTGCAAATCTTACCGCCTTAAAAGATGTTCCGGTTGCTGACTGCCACTCTCCTGCTTTAATGTCTTTTTCCTGTTTATTCGCATCCACAAGATAGTCATTCAGCGCATCCACTGCCCGATTAATTTCATCATCATCTTTTCGACTGATAAACTGTATTGGCTCGCCATATGTCTGTCCTACTTTGAACTGAACAATCTCATACGCATGATTTTCTACTATTTTGTTTGTAATATCAGCATTTTGCACCTTTACACGGTATAAAACAGGCTGGTCACCTTTGTAATATCGCCAAAGATATTCTATGATGGTTTTGTTGTAATAAAAATTTCCGATGCAGTCTCCCACCACATTGACAATATTGTCTGCTGTGATAGTTTCAACATCAGTATATAAAATTTTTCGCCCATAACATCCCTTAACAAGGTCTTGGAGAGAAGATTTATTATTCATAATTGGCTCCTAAATAAACGTCATCCCACTGGATGTTGACCGAATTGGAAGAGATTTTAATTCTGTTTTTCCATTCTTCGGATAAAAAACAACTTTCTTGTGGCATTTCCTACATTCCACAGAAATGTTCATTGTTGAACGCCCATCGTGCGTGGCAACTTTTCTTCCACACCGCGGGCAATATATTGTTTTTGGTTTATATCCCATAAAATCCTCTTTTCTTTTCAAAAGAAAAAGCACCGGAGATTTCTCTTCGATGCTCTTTTAATGGGGGATGGTAAAGTGTTCAACTATTTGTTGACTTCTTCGATTATAACTATATCAGAAAAAAAACGGACATATCGGACAACTTTACTCTTTCATAAATCTATCAAACGCTTTTCTCACGCTGTCTTCTGTGTTATTGCCTCCTATTTGGTCGGCAACCTTATTCCAAGATTGATTTTCTAAAAATCTAAGGTTAATTATTCTTCTAATTCTGCTATCTTTTATATTTGCAATAAACTCTTCTACTTCATTTGTTTTTTCAAGAAGTTCGTTTTCCAAAATTTCGAGGGTGGTTTTTCTGGAATATAACAAGGTTTTTTTGTGCCTATATTCTGGCAATGGTATTCCTTCTATTTTAAAATGTTGGTTTCCACCATTTCCGCCAGAAACGCTATCAATAACCGTTCCTTCCTGCTCAATTTTTTCTATGTATTTTTCAAGCTTTTCAATTTTATTCCTTACTTCTTTCACTTCTTCTCTTAAATCTAAGTATTGATTTAAAATATCTTTGTTTACCATATCAATACCTCCTAAACGGATTTACTGCCGCTTCTACTTTGGCTACGTTATTTCCATTTGTCACTCTAAGCGCAAAGTTTGAAAATACATCCGGCACATCATCCAACTGCTTTTTGCCGGACACTGAATATCTCTTGAGAAGAGACATCATTACTCCATATGGCTCATTTGGCTTATATAATGATGGGTCTTTAAATATAACGTGCTGCAATATCCAGTTAGAGCACTGGAAAATCCTTGCTTCCTTGTTTGTCTCCGTCGGTGTGTCAGTAATGTTACATATCCATCCTTTTTTTTCGACACGCTTGTTTACTTCCATTGCGACACGGTCTCCGCCGGCGTTTCTCTCAAATTCACATTCCTGCACTTTGTTGTTTGCCAGAACGTTTGCTGCATTTTCATACTGCATCTCATAATCTGCCGTGTTATCGCAAACACAATCTACACAGTAGTAATCCTCTCCGTATTTTTGCAATACCGGCAAAACAAAGTAATCCGTTCCTTTTCCCTTTGTATCGCATTGACCGGTTACAATCTCTGGCTCTCCATGTGGCAAATTAAGATACCGGCGTATTTTATCTTCCGGAAACAGCAATCCCTCTCGCTCAATCGGTTCCTGTTTGTAAAGACAGCGATATGATATGTCGTCCATCAATAATTGTTGATCTTCAAAAAACTCTTTTGTAAAACCGGAAAACTCATATTCAAAATTGCTTTCTCCTGTAACTGGGTCTACATCTGGTACCGCAATAACCTTTACTCTCGGATTGCCCTCGTACATATTTTGTATGCGCCCTATAACGTCGTGTACGCTCCATCTTGTGGCAATATGTATTTCCTTGCAGTTCTTACCGTCCGTGTCCTGTATCTTTCTCTGGCGGGCATCTACGGCATATTTATCCCACAATTTATCAAGGATAATGGGGTTCATTGCTTCTTCAATTCCGCCTATCATATCGTCAACCAGTAAGAACTTAGATGCCCTTACTTTACCGGCATTCTTACTACCAACAGACGTACATTGTACGGATGGAAACGATTTGTACTTCCCGACATTAAACTGCTCCATCTTTGCATTTGTGCTCGTCACGGAAAGATCCGGGAAAATTTCATTCCATGTATATTCTTCCGTATTTGTAACGATATCGTACACACCATCATAGTACATTCTGGTAATATCTCCGCTATGCGAATAAAAAAGACTGAAATCTCTAGGGAACCATCCGGCAACAAGTGCGTGAAACATTTTTTCAACCGTTGTTTTACCAGCACCTGGGACAAGTGATACGCACAGGATGTCATATCTATCATCAATCATGCCTTGTAAAGCCTGTGTAAGCCCTATTTTGAGAAATTGCTTTCTTCTTGGCATATAAAACCGTTCTTTAGGCTCTCTTTTCTTTTCCAAATACTGGAAAGCACTATCCACAACTTTGTTTTGCGCTTCCAAAAGCAAAATTCCGTAATATTTGTCCAGAATTTCATAAGATACCTTGTTTTGGAATGAATATTTCTCTAAATCCCATGGTGTGCCACCTGTAGATTGAAAGATAAACTGCTCCGTCAGTTCTTTCGCTCTGGCAGAAACCTTTAATCCATACTCAACATCCTTTTCTGTCAGAATGGCTACCCTTGCCGCTTCTGCCATGGCATCCATAACCTGTTCATCAACGCCATGCACCTGTATGTAATTTTCATATCCATTTACTGTGGAAATTAGGCTTGAACTTGCCAAAAGAAAAGCACCTCCGCAAAAAAGCAGAAGTGCCTTAAGACCTCTGCCAATAATTTTTGTTGGTTAGCGACTAACTCCGTTTGTTAGTCGGTAATATTTTTAATTTCCTAATATCATCACTTCTCGCCTATCAATGCAAATCGTTTTGCGTTCAATTTCAAGGTAAATTTGCATTGATTTAACCCCAGACAAATCCATTTTTTCCCCATCAATTACTACTTTCAATCCATTTGTGCAATCTATTTCAATTTTTTTTGCTTTTTTCATTCCAATGCACCTTGAACCCTTTCGCCGTGTAATTACCAACTGCCTGTTTCAGCTCTTCCTTGCTTTTATATTCCTCTCGAAGCATGATTGCTACCTTGTTCTTCTCAACAGCGTATATTCCGCAGGTAACTGCTTTGCTTGCCGTATCAAGAACTGCTTTATACTGTTTGCTGTTCATCTCGTATGTGTTGTTATTGATATTTACAATCATTTCTCATAAACTCCATAAAATCTTTCATGCACTCATTGCATAAATCGTAGGTTGTATTCGATATGCCATTTCTCGTAATTGAGTTTGTAGCCAATAGTCCTACTTTTATTTCTTTTCCGCACCTGTCGCAAGTTCGCCATTCTTTGCTATGCTTCATTGTGAATTTCCTCCCAAACTCTGCAAAATTCCTTGAATGTTTTCTTGTCCATCATCGAAGCTATTTCATGCAGGTTTACAATGTTAATTTCTACATCTTGCTCATTCTTCCACCAACTTTCTTAAAATCTAATGTCTTTTTCAAGCATTTGAATCAGTAGTTTTTAAATATTCAACGAACTGTGGCCAAGCCTGTTCGCATGTTAAATCGCCAACAGGATTTTGAACATAGTATTCTTGGAAATATTCCCTGGCCTTTTCTTTTTCATCTTCGGAATATAAATCCCATTTAGAAACTCCAGATTTCTTTTTGAAAAATTCGCACTCATGTTCACTGTAAGCAAATCCAGCACCAGGAATCCATTTTCCCGAATGGTTGCACATTTCAGCCATCCCTACAACTTCGTTTCTATCAAATCCAAGGTAAGCACAATCATAACACGTCATTCTTCAACCAACTTTCTGCCGCACATCTGACAAAATACAATATCAAAGTATCCTTTCGAAATACAGTAGTTTGAATAAATCACAATTCCGGGAACTTTGTCCCCTGTATTCATCATAATTTGCGCATTTGTCAAATTCGTTTCATTTGCACACTTCTGAATGGGAATATTAGAGCCGAATATTCTGTTACTATCGTAATCCTTGCAAAATTCACACATTTTCAACACCTATCCCTGCATATGTGGTAAATAACTTTTCTTATTACATTTGCTTCATATGCTCTTCCAAGTGACCGAACAAACAGATATTTCTTTTTCTCACAATCCATGTAATCCAAGGATCCCATATATGGCTCCAATTCGTTCGAAAGTTGTTCCACAAAATCCTTGATATGATTGAATGTCTTAATTGCCTGTTCTTGTATAAACAAAACTATTGCTCGCCAAGTATCAATTACTTTTTCAGTATACTCAAGAATCATCTTGCATAATTTCCGACACCACAATTTGAACTCGACAACCATATATCCTTGCGATTCAATAACTTTTTTCTGATCTTCTGACACATTAAGAGCCATACTCACACCTCAACACCATCGCATTTTACATAAGAACCAAGACCTTTAATGTAATGGCTTCTCGTATCTTCAATATTTCTGCAATCTATGACTTTCCCCTCGTCAATACACTCTTGCAAGTATTTGCATTTATCGCATTTCGTATCTTTATCAATGCGCGGTGTAGGATCTGCTTTTTGCTTTTTCTTGAATATTTTTTTAATAATTTTCCATAATCTCATTTCCGCACCTCAATCAAAACGTCAATCAGTTCTTCCAGTTCCTTTTCTGTCTTTTCTTTTGGAGTTTTTCTAAATCTTGTGGAAACATATTCCAAAATGGCTTTTATCTTCAAACATTCTCCTGGACAAGGAATATAATCATTCGGTCTCGTAGTTTCTTTGCAGATATAATCTGCATTTTCCATGCCAAGACAGGATAAACGACCGGAATATATGGGTAATGCACTGCATTTGAATAATTCAGCCTTAATCACTAAATGTTCTTTGTCGTATTTAAAATTCTTATCATGTGCCTTTAATTTTTCTTTGATTTCATCAAGAAACTCAACGCATTGCTTTGTTGAATAGCCAACATAAACAAATTCAAAATACATACTCACACCCCATTTTGCGTAAAAAATACCAACCATAGAATAGCGGCACAAGGAATCGAACCTTGTCATACCAAACCATGCCAACCGCTTTCAAATCTGCAATTTCTATTCACGGAAGGGTTTTATGTTACAAATGATACCGCTTACCATCCATACATCTTCCATCGACCTGAACTATTGCAGTAGTGCCAGACTAAGTGAAGATAAGAATAAACGGCTCTATTGGGAATCGAACCCAAATCTTCCGAGAGACAGTCGGATGTAATGACCTTTATACCATAGAGCCATGTGCGGTTGCTGATAAAATCAGCGTTATTTTTAATTCAACAGGGCAGTGACCGCTTGCTCCTGTCTATCCGGTAATGAACCGGACGCTTTTGACGTGAGGACTTGCACCTCGCTCGCTCCAAGCATAGGAATCGAACCTACATAGCATTTTCATATGCCTTTCCTAGCCTTATCAATGCTATTAACCGCCATTAATCAGAATCGAACTGATCTCGCACTATGCCGCCAAAACCCTACTTACAAGTTGCGATCTTGCTTTCGCGCGTGGGGAAGAGAGGAATCGAACCTCTATTGTTTACCACTTGGGAACTGATTTACAGTCAACCGCAACACCTCCAATCGTTGCCGCTTCCCCAAAACCGCCCTCAGACGGTTAGCAATCATATTTATCGTGCCATGCGTTGCACTATCCTGTGTGATATCACAGGAAATAGGCTGGTGAGGATTTGCACCTCACATAACAACGACTTTCCACAACGGGTAACACCCTTAACAGGTTCCTTCATTGCCTTGTTGATTCAATGACTTGTTCCTAACCAAAGCGTGGTTGTCTTATGCTTAAGCGTCTACCTTTTCCGCCACAGCCTAATTGCATTTTTGACAGCTCAGGCACCGTGGGATAGGCACCCGAACTATCAATAGGAATCCGCCTGTATTGCTCGTCAGCAAATTACGGGACAACCATCATCCAACAACAAGCGGTCTTCCGCCTTGCCGTACTTCGCGGCAAACGCCACCGGACGGTCTCGCACCGTCCTTAACAGAAACGTCCTAGTAGCGAAGGAGACGAGTAGGTACTTTTACAAAACAAACAATAATGCTTGTTTCTCAACCAGAACGTCTGGAATTGAACCAGAATTAGAAAATCTAACAAAAGGATGAAAAGATATATTTAAATGTACTTCCGTTGTACTACGTTCCGTTACGGCGCATAACGCGCCGTTTATAATAGTATTTTTGATCTTTTTATTTTGCCGACGTCCACTAACACCGAATAATTGCTTGCGCCGAGTTTTTTTGCAAAAACCGAATGCTAGTGGACTTAAGCTATACTGGATGCTCCGATTTCTCACTCTGGTGCTCTGCGTCGCTATCCAGATTGAGTAAATCTCCGGTGCTGTCCGGTTCCTTTGATTTTGTTATATGTATTCTTTCCTCTGCACAAATGATAGGCAGCTGAAAGCAAATACCAAATATTGGACTATAAAACATTCTGTTACCTCCACATCAGAAACATGTTCAGCAACAGCAACATCACAAGTACCCATAATGCAATTGCTGTTTCTTTGTCTTTGGATTCTCTGCCAGATACAAATAGTATCAGCATAAAAATAACATCCAGCGTCGATATAATCGTTTTAATAATTACCATGGTTGTTTTCCTCTCACAAGTTTCTTTAGCAGGATTCGAACCTACGAATACTGGAATCAAAATCCAGTGCCTTACCGCTTGGCGATAGCGCTATATTAACACTACTTTTCCGGCATGTAATAGACCATGTTATCAAATACAGTTATTCCCATACAAGGATCATTCATCTCAACGCATCTGATCGATATGTTTTTAGATACTGCAAACATTTCGGCCACCTGTTGTTTATCCATGTTTGTGCTAATAACTTGAAAAGCCGAAAATGCCTTGTGCATATCAGAGAATACTTCTTTTTCTCTACCTAAATTTGCATACGTCCCAATGGTAAACGTTTTTCCATCAACCATAGCAGTTATCATTCCATGATTTGCTGTGAATACCGCTCGGTCAAAATCAAGCGAAACGTCTTTGCTTTGTGATACTACTCTCATACTTTTCCATCCAATCTCTTTTTGTTTTTGAGGATATTTAAAGGACTTAGTAGTGCTGATTTTCTCAACCTATCAAACCCCCTCCCCATCCATGCCGAATCATGCTTTGAACATTGATAAATTGTTTGAATTGTTCGTTAAATTCCATTCGTATTTTACAACTATTCGCAAAACCCTTGTTTTGTGTAATGTATCAACGATTTAATGCGCCTTAAGACCATTAAACACTGGGTTTTAAATTGTTTGAATTGTCTATTGCGTTTTTCTCGCTTTTTTCAACCAGAATTGTCGGAGTTGTTCGGCAATCCTATACAATTATTAGCCCCAAGATGTGGCAGTTCTTCGGCTGTCAACGCTCTTGCTCTGGACCCCTGGTCTCTTACGCCTGGCATATTAAAGCCGCAATACTTGTTAAGTGACGGCATGTAGTTCATGGGGTTTCCTTTGCCGGAAACTTGTAAACCTACCAAACTTTCCTCACGCATTTCGTCAAGTTTTTTGCAAATGTCGGAGCCTGATGAGCCTAGCTGCACACCATTAACCCAACCATTTAGTGTATCTCTGTGTATTCCAGTGAAGAATACAAACCCTGTAATATTAATTATCTTCTCATAATCATTGCAAAGGTCTATATACAAATCTAATATATTATTAACCTTGTCTGTGTCATATGCATTATTGATATTATTATCATTCTTAAGATATTTTGGATTTGTTTTAAATACATGCTCATAAACATATTTACAACAGTTGTACCATCTGTTTTGAGATACCTTACACATATCAGTTATATTTCTATCTTCCATCCAGAGATTTATATACATGTCAATGTCATCTTTAAAAACATCAACTGTATTATTTACTTCCTGCATTTCAACTGCTGACATGTTATATATCTCCTCTCTCCAGTACCGGAATACTTAAAATAAAAAATGCAACTGATACAATCAGATCATGATGATCTCGACTGTACCGGCTGCATGAAGTCCGTTTCTTTCGGGACCTCGACGGATCAGCTCCGCCCGTTGCCCGAATGCGTTTTTAATTTAATAAAACAATATCATTCTATCATTTTCTTGTCAAGGTATATTTTAAAATTAAATTTTAAGCCTGTATATTATATATATTATTTATATAAATATACTGCCTTATTTATAATATATATTTTTAATATTACAAGAGAGAATATAATCTTTCTCTAACTCTAGTGTCTATATCTACGTTGCAAAAATGTTGCAATTTGTTGCATAGGTGTTGCAAGTATGTTGCATTGCAACAAAACTGGTACAATTCTATCATTTTTGTCCTGTCCGTAATAAAATCATCTCTCTTGAAATTTCGTGAAATACTAACAAAAATTTTCTATGTTTTGCACAAATAAAGACGGCTGTATTTCAAGCCGTCAAATTTTATTATGCATACATCAATTTTCCTTTTGGAATTGGAATCTCACGCCCAATTTCCTTTGCCGTCTCAATCCATTCTGATATAACCGTTTCTACATTTTCCAATGCTTCTATCGCTGTGCTCCCATCTGCCATGCATCCGGCAAGTTCCGGAACTTCAACAATAAATTTTTGATCCTGTTCTGACCAATATATAATTCTCTCATACTTATGCATAACTTATACCTCCAATCCATATTTTAATATTATATTTCTTATCTGCTTTACTTGATACGGTTTTGCTTTATTTCCGTCTGGCTGAATATTTATAATCTCATCTATTCCATCCCGCCAGTATATGAAATGATCGCCTTTAATTCTGCATTGAAAACCGAGTACCTCAAGTATCTTTTGTAAGTCCGTAAATTTTATATTTCTGTCTTGCGTCCCACTCATTATTGAGTAAAATAATTTTTCTAACGTTGCCATTCTCTTCGGTACCTCCTTTCTCTTCGATACCATTATCTTATTCTATTTTTAGAATATTGTCAATAGTCATATTAATAATATTTGATTTTTTCTTCATCAGTCGGTATTACTTCCACCAAATCGCCCGGTTGACATTTACACATTATGCAAATTTTATTTAACGTTTCTAATGTGATAGATTTTCCAGCTTTTATATTCTGTGCAGTTTGCGCTGGTAATAAACGTTCTTTCTGTATTCTGGTCTGATTATAACCATGTTCTTTTAATAATTGAAATATATCTGCTTTATATTTTATCATCGTATTCTCCTTCTCTCTAATATATGTAAACATTTTACATTATCTATAAAAAAAAGTCAATTTAATAATATTCTAATTTTTGAATAAAATATATTGACATTATTCTAATATTAGAGTATTATAATCTCAACAGGAAAACAAAGAACGGAGGACATGAACATGAGTAAAATAATTAATTTCCCAGTAAAAAAACAGAACTCAAACGGCTATTACAATCTCGTAGCACTTTTCAAGATCTGTGATAACGTTGAAAGCTGTAATTTCTATCTGGATGCCGCAGAACATCTTTTTGAAAATGACCACATTACAGAAAAAGAGCTTTTCACTCTCCGCCGGATCGGCAGAAGAAAAAGAATTGAACTTGCGACACCAGTACAGGGAACACCGGCGGCAGTTGAACCGGGCACTTACCTTTACACCCCAGAAATGGGACAGCAAAAACCTTCCGGATGTGAAATAACCGCAGGACGTTGTTATTACGGTGGTCACTACTGGTTAAAAACTCGTCTGGAATTAAAAGGACGAGGGATCGTAAAAAATGAAACCTCACCAGACGGATTTATAAATTACACCGTCACAGATCGGGCGTTTGAGAAATTAAAAAAAGAATACAGAATTTCATATGAATGTAGTTTAGATTAGGAAAGCGAGGAACACAAAATGAAAACATACAGCATTAAGATCACAGGCAGTAAATACAATGATGATTATTTTTTCTTTGTTCCAAAAGATGGAGAAATTGAAGAAGAAGTTGCGGCGATCATGGAAGAAATGAAAGCCGGTAGCATTTCGAAATTTACAGTTGAGGAAGTGGAAGATACCTGTAAAAAAACAGTTCAATGTTGTGGATGCGTTTACATGAAAATTTGCACGAAAAAGAAAAATTAAAATTAAGTCGAAACCGCCGCGCGGCGGTCTGCAGGAACTGCCCCACCTGCACCGATGAGACAGGGCAAACATGGAAAGGATGGTTGATTTTATGAAAGAATATAAAGTTGCTTTATTGGTAGAATTTGAAAGCGGTGTTTTTAATGTCTTGGTTAATGCAAAATCAAAGAAAGAAGCTGAAATCATAGCAAAAAATAAATTAATTCACTCATATCCTGTTTTTAAAAATGAGAAAATAATGATTTATGATGCGGTTGCACTTTTTTAGGAACGATGGCATCGGGACGGACTTTGAAACGTTTGACGAAGCATATAAAGTATTAAAAATGCTTCCGAAATGGGAACAGGCTTCAGCAGAGATTGAGGAATTTTAAGAGCCGGGAACATCCCGGCTCTTCCACGTTTTCGGACTCATTCCGATGTTTTTTATTCAAATGCACCTTGACAATTTATACAATCCGATCATATAATTACGCTTAAATAAACGTGTATCAAGTCATTTAAGGCTTTTTATGAATGGATATAGTCATTTATACATTCATGATATAAAACGGCTTTAAAACGATTTTACAACGTTGTATTAATCATGTGTAAAGTTGTATGTTTTGCTACGCTTGTGCCGCACAATGCCGTAGATGATCGTTCACGGCGTGTTCTTCCAGGATGCACCATGGAAACCACCGGGACATCACCGGGAAAACGCCGGGTGCGAAAATTCTGATTTCTGATCTCAAAATCGAGTGATTTTCCAAGAAGAAAAAATTCAAAAGTTGAAAAATGAGATTCCAACTGTGAAAAGACAATATGCACAGTAAATTATTATGCGTCATTTCACAACTTGTGAAATATGACTAATTCGTTCTCTTCTCTTCCTCTGACTCTCAGTCTGTTTCTGTTTTTTCTGTGATTTCGTTGTTCTTGTTCCCATTCGAAAATTCCTCATTCACTTTCTGATTTCGTGATTTGTAATTTACAATCTTTACATCTGTGTTCAATTCATCCGGTATCTTCCCGACGATCAACACTGTATGCGGTTGCAGCCTGTCGACCATCACTTTAAATCCCTCGCAAAACTCAATCCGAGCTGCCTTTGCCCGCACTCTTCCATTTGTGCATACAGCGATCACACCACCCTTACTGTATCCGGCAAAACAAAGATCATAATTGTCTTTGTCCGGGATACCTACGGACGGTATAACACGGATTCCGTTCAGCAGCATGTAATGTGCAAGTGCATGGTTCCGGTACACGTTATACAGGTTCAATGCAAATGGCATACCACGATCACCAGTAGCAATACTGAAATCCGGCATACAGACCGAGTGGAAACACTTCAAGTGCTCCAGGTATTTATCCGGGTTATTCCACAGTCTTTGAAACTTTGAATCGTCAATATAAAAATTCACATTTAATTTTCTATGCCCTTTTATCTTTTGTGAAAAGCTCTCTCCAAAATCTATGGAGTCCTCCGGCAGATAATCCAAGCTGCATGCCGGGACAATCGGGATCTGATATTTTTCATCAAGCTCCGCTCCATAGATCATATATTCTTTCATAACATCAAAAGATGTATGACATCCATTGTACAATACTATCACCCCAAAAACATTTTACCATTTTTCTTCTTGACAAACAACTTCTTTTGTGAAAAGCAAAGAACGTGCGGCGTAATCACTTCTGCTTAGTTCATTTATCAGCTTTTCCCTTGTCATTTCCGGGTTTGTTCTGTGAATATACCGCAGCAATTCATCTATTTTGTCCACTATGCTACCCTCCAATCAATGTTTGACATCAGATCATCCAAAAGATAGATCAAATCAGTACCGTACAGGCTGATCCAGTCCGCAAGATACTCTTCCTGCTCAATCGGCATATGAATGTTATAGGAAAAGCAAAAACAATGACAAAGTTCATGAGCCAGTATTTTGCGCAAATAGCCATTTTCTGGTTTATCCGAAACATATATTATCCTATCATTCCAATCAGTCACAGCAAGGCTAATAGAGCCATCAGAGCGCATTAATTTATGACTTGCGCCGTGAACAAATTCTATTTTCCATTCAATACCATTTATAAAAAACATTTTCCCTCCAAACAAACAGGGGCATTTCTGCCCCTGCCATTACATTTTGGAAACAAGCGTTGACAGCTTGCTCTTTGTCATAGTGCGCTCTTCCGGTGTCATGTCAGAGATAAGCTCTGCCATATCCTCCGAAAGCTCTTTCATGTATCTTTCAAGGTCATGCATCTTTGCATCCTTGTCTTCTGGCGTATTGCCTTTGTGAAGCTCTTTGCTTTCCATGTAGCTTCTGCGGCTCATTCCGCTTTTGCCCTCTCTGCGATCACGCATTCCACCTTCTGATGACATTTTAGGCTCGGTGTAATACATTCTGCCAGAATGACGATCCATATCACGGTCATGCTCCATATCGTGATATATTTCCGGTGTCATGTGCCAGTAAGGCGGCTCGTCATATCCTCTCCGCGTTCCTCTTCCCTTTGGAGCAAATCTGCCGTCTGCATACCGGTAACGGTCATAATACCGTCTGCCGTCACCGAATCGATCAAACATTTCCATTGTTTCATCTGCACTGGATTCTTCCATTGCTTTCATCAATGTACGATAATACATTGCTTCTGCAAGGTCTTTCATCATATCTGTAACCTGTCCCATTTCGCATGGGTCTATATTTTCAATTCCTTTGTCAATTTCGCATTTAGCACATTCAGACAGTTTTTCAATCATGTCGTGCATTCTCATAATATCCATAAAACCGCCCCCCTATGCTTCCCGGACCGCAATTAAATTGCTGTTCTGAACCTCGATTGCCTGCGTAGAAGTATTCTGTACCGCCACCGTTACACAACAGCCGCGAGGAACATCCACATATGCCTGCGCCGAAACGTTAAAGAAGTTTTCAACTGCCGCCGGTGTAACAATCATTCGAGTTGACTGCAACGGTTCTCCGTCAATTGCAATAGCAAGTGAAATAGCTTCAACTGTTCCACCGGTAGGAATTTGAATGTTTCCAGAATAAGATACCAAAAATCTTGCCCGGCACTGATTTGTAAGTCCTCTCAATTTAACAATGCCGCTTCCCTGTCTATGAACAATACATTTTGTTGCGCTTGCCGGAGTTTCTGTAAATGCCACATCTTCTCCCTGCGCAACAGTTTGAATTGCAATTCCTGTAAATTCTGCCATAATTATTTACCTCTCTTTCAAAAATAAGGGCAAACATTATAGTCTGCCCTTTGTGTTTATAAGCAATACTGCACAGCAGACATAATCGAGTTAAACTCAATTAAGATACTCAATTATTCAATTTTGTGTAGCAGCTACTTTTAGCAGCTACATCCTGTGTTGCATCCACAGCCATACGCATAAGCGTTAGGATTTGGAACAACATATGCCGGGATTGCAGCCGGATTTACAGCGTTGATGATCTGCTGGGTCTGCGCTGACATTGCTGTTGTAAGCAATGCAGACTGGCGATCCTGTGAAGCAGCTATTCTTAAGTCATTATTTTCTGCCTGTAAGGAAGAAATCTTCTCTTGGCACAGATAATCAAGGATTGCCCTTGTTCCTGCCTGCTGGCTGTCGATAATGTCTCTTGTGTTGCTGTTCATGGTGTTCTGCAGTGCACAGGTGTTCTGCGCCATATTGTAGTTCACACCCTGGATAGCTTCTCTGGTTTCACAGCAGCAATTAGCCAGCTGGGACTGCAAAGCATTTTGTGCCTGCATAAGTGTCACGTTTGTTGTATTAAATCCCTGCTGTGTCTGGTAGCCAAGGTTGCAGATTGCATTGTCTACACCATGGAAACCGTTCATAACGGCGGTATTCTGTGCGTAAAATCCATCACAGAGACCATTTGTGATACCATCTAACTTCCCGATGATAGCCTGCGTGTCAAACCCACGCTGAATTGCAGAGTCGGTGTATGCAGATGCTGTCGCTCCCATACCTCCGTTTCCTCCCCAGCCATTGCCGCCAAAGCCGCCCCAGCCAAAGATCATAGCGAAGATAATGATAGCCCACCAGCCATCGCCGCCCCACATACCATCATTGTTTCTCCCGTTTCCTGTCACTGCTGCAATATCAGCAAGACTAGGAGATGCGTTTCCATTAAACATTTTGTTTACCTCCATATGATTTATTTACAAATGGGGTAACCGGTTATTGTGCGCGCAACCCAAAATGTACTAATGATTAAACATACTCATAACCTTTTGCTTTGCTTCATCTACTGTAATTCCTCTTTCTTTACAAAGGTTTTCTGCCATTGATTTTAAGCCATTGCTGTCTCCGTTTTGATACATTTGCATAGCATTTTTAGCCATTGGATTATTCTGTACCTGTGGAGAATTTACCATTTGATTTAAAATTGCCTGCATTGGGTTCACTCTGGATCACTCTCCTTTTTTACCTGTGAAGTTTTTCTTTGACCGCTCGGGAGTTTATCTAATCGGTTTTCTATCTGTTCAATCTTTCCAAAAAGTTCATCGAACTTCTGCATAAATGCACCTGTGCACTCGTCTGATAGGTCAAATTTCAATTTTTCAGTATCATGTGATAAATTGCTAACGGTATCACTTGAAACCGGTTTAAAAACGATTGTGCGAATTGTACCATCTGCATTCCAACTTTTAGCATATATTTCTGTCATATCCTGTTTTGGGAAAAATGCCACGCTGCCATCCATCGGAACATCATTTGCCGTGATGTTTTCAACTGCTGGGACAACTTTGCCATTTATGCCAAATTGCTGTATTGGTTGTTGTGGAACCGATTGTAACGGCTGCATATAATTTTGTGCCGGTTCCATCCTTTGTTGGTTAAGGTATGGGTTATACGAATATGGTTGTGCATATTGCATGGATTGACTAAATCCCGGGTTCTGATATGTTCCGCTCATGTTCATTCTGATCTACCTCCTCCAATACATCCTCTATTGCATGGATAATAGCTGACTGTGTAGCCAAATCTAAAGATTGCAGTTCTTTTCTTGCAAAAATTTTTTCAAGTACTTCATCTGAAAACACCAGCATCCCTCCCTTTGTTTATATTTTGGCATAAAAAAAGAGAAGAAAGTTTTCACGTTCTTCTCATATTTTTGTCATATCAAGGCTCTATATTCTTTTGTTATTTTTTAGTTTTTGTGCTACACACTTTCCAGAAACAATCTACACACAATCTACACACTTTATATATTGAAATACGTGTAATTTCATATGATTTTATGAATTTCTGAAAGCCGCATAAAATCAGCTTAAAGCCAATATTTCCGCTGTATCAATGAACTCATACGGTGTAGTTTGATACACATAATAATTTTACCAAGTATCGTATAAAACAACTCGCAATGCTCATAAATACTGCATTTCTTCTAAAATCAGTGTGTAAATCTACACACCTTTTACACACATTAGGCTGTTTTACCTTTAAAACTTACAACATTATCTTTAACATCTGGAACAATTTTTTCAATATCTGTTGACAACTTATCTTCCAGAACATGAGTGTATAAATCCATTGTCATTTTAAGCGATGCATGACCTAAATATGATTGAACGACTTTTGCTTGTATACCATTTTCAAAACACCTTGTTGCAAATGTATGCCTAAACGTATGACCACTAAAAAATTGAAATGTATCATTCAAACTTCTGCTGTCATTTATCTTTCTTATTATAGATCGTATTGCATCACTATAAATTACTGAATTTAATGGTGTATTAAAAGTTGTGACAAAAAGAAAATCATTTTGCTCTTTTGGTCTTTTTTTAGAAACAATATCCTTAAGATCAATTTGTCTTTCCAGATATTCCCTGCATACGCTATTGATTGGGACTTTCCTATAACTCTGTTTCGTTTTTGGTGGCTCTATATGGAATGTTTTTCTTTCATCTGTCAAATATTTCTGATAAACAAGTGTTTTATTAACATCTATAAAACCATTTTTTAGATCAATGTCATCTTTTGTCAGTGCAAATAATTCTCCCGGTCTAAGACCAGTATTTACCGCCACATTAAACAGGTTATCATAAAAAGTATTTTTGCAAAAATCAAAAAATATAGACTGTTCTTCCAGCGTAAGTGATTTTGCTTTTACCTGTTTTTCTGTTCTAATTATAACACCCTTACACGGGTTTTTAGAAATAAGGTCATCTTCTAAAGCCCTTTCAAACATATCGGAAAGAATAACTTTTATTTTGTTTTGCCGCTCATACTTATAATGATCCTCATATGCTTTATCAATCAGCCATTGAATATCTGATTTTACGATAGAATTTATCTTGCGGTTTCCCATAAATGGTGATATATTCTTATTGTATATGTGAGTGTACTCTCTTAATGTATTAGGGCGTACACTTTTTTCTTTATATATATCTACCCATTGTTTAAACCAATTATCAAGACTTATTTCCTGTACAATGCTTGTAAAATTTACATTTTCAGCTATCGCTATAGAATATTCTTTTTTCAAATCTGAAAGTTTCCGATTATAAATAGTCTTCGTTTTGCCAAACCTGTCTTTATACCTTGCCTGATACAAACCATCCTTTCTTTGTGAAAAACCTGTTCCGAGTTCCTTACCGTTTAAATTTTTTCCCATATTATGCTCCTTTTAAAAAAGAGCCTTGATATAATAATATATATTACTATATTTAGGCTCATATTTCAATGAATTGTTATATCTCTCTTGTTTTCTCTATGTATTTTTCAAATTCTTTTCTTTTCACAAGACGTTTCCCCTTGCCAACAAAAAATACAAATGTGCATCCTGGTTCATTCAACATAGATTGTATTTTGTTTATTCCAATATTGCTATACTCGGATGCTTCTTCTACGGTAAGCATAATTTTTTCCCATATTGGAATAGTTTTTACCATATTATCATTCCTTTCTATCTTTATTTTTATGTCTTTTACACGCCTAGATAATGTTGCTTTTGATGTGGAGAGAGTCTGGCTTATTTCTTCCAGACTCTTTCCACTTGATAAAAAAATAAAAATTTCGTATTCTTCATCAGTAAAATTGGCGTTTTCAATTATTGCTTCAAGTTCTGGCTTAGTCAGTTTTGAGAACTTCATAAGCCGTTAATCCCCCATATTTTTTCTATTTTGAGTTAAAATCATAAATCTTTGGTGTACCGTCTGCATTAAGCATAACTGTGAGACCGCCACCATTCCCATTCCCCATATACAGATACATGACACCTGTGTCCTTGTCTGCATAGATAGCCGCTATAATTTTCTTTTTCATCTTCTACCTCCATAAAATTCAAAATATATTTATTTAATGACCTGAACGCAACATACAAAATAACAATTCTGTCGTAGAACGTTTTCTTCCACCTTGATTACACGGGTAAACAACTTTTAATTCCCATGCAATGTCATTATTTAATGCAGTAGTATTTTCGTACTCATCCTCTGGCTTAAAGGTGCAAGGAACTGGAACTATTATGCCATAATGAGCAGACGCCTCTGGACAACAAGTCTTGATATGCTCCCAGAGTTTTCCACTTCTCATGTCTGGCTGCAATGCTTTGTAACACTCCATTGTGGTTACTATGTAGTTCTTCTCCCCGATGAAATTAAGACCATTTCCGCTGTAAACATCTGCAACACAACTTTTAACTTCGTAACAAGTGAAGATGCCTTTTTCAATGTCGCTCTGGTATATAACTCCTTTCGGTTCAAATTCCATAAAATCAACTCTTTTCACACTCGTTGTGCCATAATCAAGACTTACTTCCCTAGCGTAGTATTTTCCTCGCTTCGCCAATCTATCTGATATGAGAAGATTGCTTAAAAACTCTGTTGTCTCTTTCCTATTCATGTTTTTATCCCATCCACCCTATAAACCTAATCTCTTATCATACTTTTTGTCTTCAATAAGGTCGGTATCCGTATAATTATCAAGACATTTTTCGTACTTTCCATCCTGTTTCGTAATGCAGGAGTATGTTTCATATGGATTCGGAAGATTATGTTTCTTGCAGCACTCATAACAGATAACAAAACTTCTGGTCTCTTCCCTTCTCCCATATGGTTCGTTGTCTGTGTGATACCTTGCAAAATTCTGAAAAGGTGTCATTGATAATAACGTTGCAGTTCTATCACAATCTTTTCCACAAAAGTCACATATCGCATGAATCATGTTCATTACCTCTCTCTTTCTTTGTCCTATTTTATTTTCTCCGCTAAAATTCTAATTTAACTACGCAAACCGGAGTTGTCCGGTCTGTTGCTCCTTAGCCATTGTACTTTTGGCAATCTATAAGGTTATGAATAATTCTTTCTACATAGTTCCAATCTACAGTCTTTTCATGCTCTCCGTTTTCGTCTCTCCACTGAATTCTGATACCATTGAAAAAAGTGTCATATCCATGCAATCCATATCCCTCTAACGGCCAACCCGCCCCACCTAACCCATATTCTTCTTTGATTCGCTTCGCTCTTTCTCGAGATGTTAGATTTTCTTTGTACAAATTCGTTACTCTATCTTTTCCTCCCGCGAATCCAGTACCACGCATAATTGCCTGCTTTAAATATGTCTCTATTGGATCAGATGTATTTTGTGTCTCCGCTGTATCAAATAAACTTATCTGCCCCTCACACTGTATCATGGCATCACCTCCGGGAAGTCCTCAATCTCCATCTGCCCCTCTAGGTTCTCGTCTCGCTCGCGCTCTTCACATGCTGCCACCATTTCTGCATCCATGTCAGATTCTTCTCCAACATCAATCAGAATCAATGGTTGTCCTTGGTCTGTCACAAACATTACATCTTCCAACTTGTACAACTTTCTTTTCCGTGGGTTTGCACAAACAATGCTCACTGGTGCATCATCCGGGAAGCTGTTCAGGTATTCTTTTAAATCACTATTTTTCATTTTTATCACCTATATCAATCTTTCCACTCATTAAATCCGGTAGTAACGCATCCCGTAATTCCAGTAAAAATCTGTTTTCCTCAATGTTCAGATACATGATGTGTTGCTTCCACATCTGCAAAATTGACATCAAGATTGTTGATACGCTGTCTTTTCTCCCATTCTCAAATTTTAATTCTCCTGCTTTTTTCGACATTGCAATGAAATTTTCTGGAATGATTTTTTCTCCTGTGAAGCCTAGCGTCTCATTCATCGCTTTGTTAATTTCTTCTGATGCCTTAAATGCCTGGAAAATCTCGTACAGCCCTATTGCTTTCGCAAGACTCTCATTAATCGTCAGCTTCAAGCCATTTTTCTCTTCAATCACACGATTAAGGTCTGCTATGATTTCCTTGTATTCCCTATGTGGCTGTGGTTCAAAATCAACCTCAAAATATGCGGAAGGCAAAAGTCTATACTTTCTCTCCTTGACATCCTCTGGTGAAACACTTACAGCAAAATCTTTCTCTGTAGTGTGTTCTTCAATTGCTTTTATGGCACGTTCCATTTGTTCATCAGAAAACACTTTCACCGCTTTCTTATACACTCTATTCGTATGGCTCGAGCTTCCGTACTGTCCTCTCTGTTCGCGTTCCTCCACCTCATATGTATTTCTCATGTCAATAAGCTCTATTTGCGTCGTGCTCTTATGTTTGTTAAATACAATGATGCAGGTTGCAATTCCAGTGCTTTCGAACATATTATCTGGACACGTTATGACTGCTTCTATTAAATTTTTCTCAATCAGATATTTTCTTATTTCCTCTTCCTGCTTCAATCCTCCATTCAACACACTGCACGGCAGTATGAAAACGGCTTTCGCATCCATCTTATTCAGTGCCGTTAAAATAAATGCGAAATTCGCATTTTTCTCCGGTGGAAGCTCACAGTCATTAAATCTTGGCTGCAACTGTGCAAATACCGGCAATTTCCACTTCGTGTTATAAGGTGGGTTCGATATTAATGATGTACTCACTGCTCTACCTCCTTAACTTCTCCGTACTTGTCACCTTTTGAAACTGTATATACGTGGAAAACCTCGTCTTGTAGTACGTCAGCGTGATATACGGTGCATTTAATGTTTCTCACCGCCATATTGAACAAGAGAAAAGGGATTACATTTTCGTCAAACTCATACAGCTCAAACTTTTGTTCAGGTGTCATGTTCCACTTTTGAATGGTCAATGCTCCGCTTCCAGCGCACATATCAATTACTGTATTCGATTCTCCGATTAATTGACCGACAAATTTCGCAAGGCTTTTCGGTGTGTAATCCTGCATCTTTTCTTTCCGGTCTGCGTTATAATATTGAAAAATCTTCTGCAACCAATCGGCAGATAAATCATTTTCAACCATCGTGCAAAATCGTTCGTACACATGAGTATCATTATTTATTACAACCTCGAATAGACGTTTTGACATCTCATCTGTTTTTTCGATTTCTAATAAATCAAGTGTCTTTTCTGTAAGTTCTTTTAATTCCATAATTTCTGAAAGGAACCCGGCGCGCCTTTTATCCGGATAGGTTCCGGCTCCTTTCTTTCAATCAAATCTTGTTTCTTTACAAATTCTCTTTTCTATGTTTCTTCTAAGGGGCTTGTTATCACTTCCCTTTACAAATCTGTGCAATAAATCCCATTGGTAACCTCTTCGTTTAAAGCACGCAATCGAACACCATTCAACATCACAGTGTGCGCATGGCTCTCCAAGGCACTCATTCTTTTCATTGATAGGTTTTACATCGAAAAGACCTATCTGACCGTCTATTTGTTTCATTCTTTCAAAAGGAGCCGATGCGCATCTTCCCGGGAAGCTCCGCTCCTTTCTGATTTATTTTTTCCTGTTCTTTTTCATTTTGAACTTATACACATCGTTTCTCTGCCGGCTTACCGCACTCCGGTATCCGTTCAGCTTACTTGCTCTGCTTTTACTCATGTGCACCTCCCTCTATGGCATCTAAACAAGCGTTCCACCCTGCATCGAACATTCCATTGTCACAATGCTCTGGATGATCTGATTTCTCCGGCAGTTCCCTGAGCGGACAAAAGCTCGCTCTATCCTCTGTACTTTCCTTACCATCGTAATATTCATCCGCCGGTACACAATACAGTCCGCTTGGGTCATCGTCTGCCAATTGGCAATCAGCACAACATTCCGGCATATCCATTACTAATACTGCTTTAGACATACATCACACTCCCTCCGGCTTCTCGCACCGTTCAAATTCAATAACCCACACGTAAGGATTCGCACTCCAACCGTAGCGGTCGAGGTCGGATTTCTTAATAGTTTTGTCCCATAATTCCCTGCCAAACAGCTCTCCCATAGTCATATCGCAATATTTAATGTGGCTCGTACACGGACCATCTAAATCACAAGTATGTCCATCTGCTGATACTCTGGTTAAGCATGGCGGCGTAAATCTAAAACCTTCATTCCACACTCCATCCTCCGTAATGTCCTGCAACCGCTCCACCCTCACATCCGTAACCTTAAGCCAGATGCGCGCGGCTTCTTTCGGCATGTGGATGGATGGGTGCCACTTTATTGGTAGATTTTCTCCCTCCTTACATTCGACTTTGTACAAATAACGTCTCGGTCTGATAAATACAGGCGACCATGTTTCTCGAATATACAGGATATCGCCTGGGCATATCGGACAGGTACGTTCTGCTGTACTTAACTTGTCTGTGTGTTCTTTGTCCGCATAATTATGTACTGCATAGGTGCGTCTGTCCGCATTGTAAAAATCCATATCCGGTACGGTATACTCATTTGCATCTTTGCATATACGCCGGGTGCAAGTCTTCCTTCCGTCCAGAATCGCCCGAACCATTTCGGAATTGAATAAAATCGGCTTAATTGCCATCTGCCACACCTCCTCTCAACATTTTCAAAAGCTGTTCATCATTCCTTTTGCACATCTTTGCTCTTTCAAAAGGTTTTTCGCACTTAAAATAGTCACTCTTATATTTCTTGTAATCTGCCTTGTCGCAATGCTCACATGGTTTATTCATTCACTCCACCGCCTTTCACAATCTGGATTGCTTTGCCAAATGCTTCAAATCTTCCCTGGCTTCTCCCATCATCGTAGATCTGTTCGCCGTCTCCGCATCCGTCCTCGTCGCAATCATCTGGTCTGTCCTGCTCTGCTTTCTTCAATTTTCCCAACTGTTCCAGAACCTTGTCTACATCATAAGCCGTCGGATATTCTTCTAGTAAATACAATACTGCATTTGTATTTACTAAAGTTCCATTGCTTAAAGTAACCGATTTTAAATCTTTCTTTAGTGCATCTGCATCAATCAGTCTCATCGTTCGCCCTCCTGTTCCATCCCGCTATTGCTCTTTCCGCCAATTCTTTATCTGTTGTATGTTTATAACAGTTCGCTAAGGCATCTTTTTCATCAACGACAATATCTCCAATACTTCTACCTCTTGCATGACATACATTGCACCTAACTGAATATGTATGTCTTTCAAGTCTTACTCCAAGCCCTGTGTGCCTGTCCAAAACAGATTTTTTGTCTATCTTTAGTTTTGTACTGCCACAAAACGGGCATGGTTTCAATTCTTCACTCATTCTTCATCATCTCCACTTCTTGATAACTTCAACTCTGTTCCATCAATATTCCCCGCTTTCCCGGTACGGCTCCGACAGTGGCATCCAAGCATTCACGAACAAATCGTATTCCACATAACTTTTCTCATCGTCCCCAGGATAAAAAGCTCCGTTTCCATCCTTATCAACCTCATATCTGCCAATATCCGGTAAAGTAAAATTCTCGAATGAAATCAGGATGTATTTATCATCCTCTGGCAGTCTCTCCGTTACCGGAATCCACCCACCAGTCTTTTCTTCCTCTGCCAAAAACCTGTTTATCTCTTCCTCTGAAATCACTTTCGTTAGTGGTGAATACCCGCATGCTTCTGTTACTGTCTCAGATATCCGGTTTTTAATTCTGCTTTTTTTCATTCTGATCCTCGTTTTCTGCCAGCTTGGCATGCTCCCATACCACTGTAGATCCATTAGTGGTGCTCCATGATGTTTTGCCATCGCTCCACGCATACACATAATCGTTCTCGAATTTAGCAAAATGTTTTTTCTCCCATTCGTCGCTGCTGCGGCGTCTAACATAAATCGGTGTGTCAACAGGAACTTTACTCCAATCAACAGGCGGCTTGCCATATTCGTTATCAGCCCAATCCCTTAATTTTTTTGTACAATCGTTACAACCATAAAAATCACAATCAATGCATTTTCCACATGATTTCGGTTTTCCATGAACGATAGCTACTTTATATCCATCACAGGCAATTTCTGTGATCTCCTTGGCATACTTCTCTTTATTCAGCATCTTTCTTCTCCTTCCCGTACCGCAACTGATACGGTACTTCCTTAAAATTTCTCAATGCATCCGGGTTTGGATGCTTCGGTATTCTCGGCTGACGGTTTTCCATCTATGCTATGATTCTGCGCCTCTCTTTGCTTTCTCTGTGCAATTTATACCTCCGTCATTTTCCAAGATTGTTTACAAGCTGTTCTGACCTCGTATAAGCCTTATCCAACAGTTCTAAATATTCACTAAAGGAAATCTGTGCTTTTTCAGATAACTCCCTCGGATAACGCTCTAACAGAGCTTTAATGCACTGTTTCATGTCTCCAAAATATCCGATTGTACGAACGGCTTCTTTTTTGTTTCCGTCCTTATCCTGTCCTGTGTATTTCTGCCTCAATGCATGATTCAACGCATCAATTTCCACAAAATATCCATCCTGCAGTTCCACAATTAACTTATCCATCAATCATACCTCCTATATTTCATATATCTTTCCGATAAAACGCTTGTCAATGTACTTACATTCCCATTCCAATACACTTGCGATCCCCGTCATGGTTTCATATCCGGTAGCAAGGCAGTTAATTAAATATCTGATTCTCTCATAAACCTGTCTGATCTGATTTCCCGAAAATTTAAACTGTGTTTTAAGGCAGACACCCAACATAGCAAAATAATTAAATACCTGTGCCAGTAAAAACTTATTTGCCTGTATCATGCAGTTCGGTGCGATCTTTCTCTCTACCAGATAAAAACTCTCACGATACGGAATCTTATTTGTTTCCTTTCTCACGTCAATCTTGCATTTATCTTTCAGATAAAAACAAAGTTCCTCGCCTGTCGTTCCATCCTTTGCATTCTCCACATATGCATCAATGGTCTGCTCAACCTTTATGATTCTTTTGTGTCCGAATCCGAACTTATCATGAAGTGCCTGGTATGCCATCATGCGAACGTTATAATAAGATTCTGTAATCAAATAGTCCGCATTGTTCTGTGCCTTGGCATATTTCTGTATTCCAATCAGTTCACTTTTGGAATACCCAAGTGGTTGCATCCGCTTTTTCTTTCTCGCTAATGCATTACTCATTTGCTTTTCCATCTCCTCTCAACATCTTCAAAATGACTAAATACAAGGCTCTGAACATATTTTGATATATTTGTATGCTCGTACTTTTCAATCAGTAATTCGCCCATATGCATCATTTCATCAAACCAATCATCTCCGTTATCAGCTTCATAGAACTGCTGCCGAAATTTGTAATAATCACTGAAAAATTGCCATTCTTCTGAACCTTTCTCAAATTTCTTACTTGCCATAATCATTCACCTTTTAATCAAATGGTGTGCTGCCACATACTTCTCGGAAACCGTCTTTCTGTCGCATCCGTGCTTGAATCTGTTCAATGGTTTCGGTTCGTTCCATAAATTCCATACGATCACCCTCAAACTGAACAACTTCTCTAAGCGGTGTACCCTGTCGATTCTTTTCAACTTTCAAGCCTTTAAATTTTCTGTCTTCATCCAAATTCCACATAAGAATAATATTGGAAGCATCCTGCTCAATATCTCCGGATTCTCTTAATTCGGACATTGTAGGCTCTTTCGTTGCATTCATTTCCGATACTCGGTTAAGCTGTGACAATAGGATGATCGGAACGTGAAGCTCTCTCGCAAGTGCTTTGAATTGCTTCGAAACTTCCCCGACTTCGGATGCACGGTTATTGAACTCCCGGTTACACCGTACCAATTGCAGATAGTCAACTACGATCACGTCATATCTTTGATGCCTGCATTGCGTTCTTATTTCCTCAATAACATTTGTCTGATCGTCAATTGTGATCGGATATTTTTCAAGCTCATCATTTGCCTTGTCAAATGCTTCTTTCTCTCCACCAAGAAAAGCCTTTGCCCTGCGAACTCTTGTCAGACCAATCTTTGACATTCTTGAAACAAACCTTTCATAAATCTGACTGTTGTTCATCTCCATGTTGTAGTAACAAGTGTTATAGCCTTTTCTTGCCATATTCTCGATTATTTGTGCCACAATAGCAGACTTACCAACTCCCGGTCTCGCGGCAACAACTGTAATGTCTCCGCCTTCAAGACCGCCAAGGCAATCGTCAAGATGGTAAAATCCTGTCTTTACCCTGTCCTCTCCAACATCATCATTGAAGTATTTATCTTTGTTCTCTGATACGATTTGCTTCATCAACTTAGATTTCTTCAACTGATTAACTTGGATTTCTTCAAGCCTTGTAAGAACTTCCGCGATCGAATTATCAATATCACATGGTCTAAGGCTCACTCTCTGGAAAAGGCTTTTCGTTTCCCTTGCCCGCCAATCCTTAATGACTGCATCCGCATAGCTTTTTATTGCCGTTGAGACTGGGGTAACAGATATGCATTCTTTCAATTCGCTTGCAATTATTTCCGGCTCCCATTTGTGGTTTTCAAGTGTCTGAGACAGTGAAACGACATTAATGTTTTCTCCACGATCATACATGGCAAGCATTTCAGCAAAAACATCTTGACAAAATTCAGAGCTGAACATTTCCGGCTTCAATTTGTTGTAAATCTTGTACATGGAATCATTGTCAATCAATACACATCCGATCACTCCAATTTCTGCTTCTGTCAACTGTCCTCACCTTGCTTTCGTTTCTCTACTTGGCGAATCCAGTAATCGCAATCCTCTTTCAGCCAGTCTCCGTATTTTGGTATGTAGCGATAATTCGTATCATCCGGATTCTTCTCTATATAGTCAGTAACATATGCCACTGTAGCCTCATATATCAGCTTTGCAACGGCTTTCCTGTTCGGCTCGATAACTTCTAAAAGCCTGTCCATCCATGCTACCTTGGCAGACGTTAACGACGTTTTCTTTGGATATGCATTGGTCGTGTATTCCCATCCCCATTCCGCGTCAAAGTCCAAATCAGATGCAGGCACGCTTTCTTTTGTATTTTCTTTCTCTATCTCTATATCTGTATCTATATCTTTCTCTATATCTATCTCTACATTGCAATTTTGTTGCAAAATGTTGCACTCCGTTGCTCCACTGTTGCATTGCAACGCTTTTTGTGCATTTTCCCTAGATTTCCGACTTCTTCTGGTACTCGCAGTCTCACTTCCTAGGTTATCTTGCACAAATGGCAACTTGTACTCAATAGAATCGGATGTTTCAAGCAAACCGCAGGAAAGAAGAAACTGAATCGTCACTTGAACATTGATTTCGTCCTCGTCAATATCAAGGGCGATCTCTTTGTAAAATTCATCTTCCAATCCGGAATATTCCAGATAGCCACCTTTTTTCAACGACAACAACTGCATCTTAAGATAGATGATCGTATATGTATCGCCACCAGCCATCTTTCGGAGTTTTTTGATTCGTTTGCTATCAAAGAAATCATCCATCAGTTTAAGCCAGTAATACCGCTTATTCTCCGCCATTTTCACTACCTCCAAGCAATTCAATAACCTTTGCCCCAGCATCTTCCGGGCGACAAAATACGAACTCAACGCCATACTTAAGTTGCATTGTCAACATAGCTTTTGCCAATACCTTGCCAGATGTCGGCTTTGTTTTCGGTAGCGATACATTCAGCAATTTTCCAAGTGTGTGCATATATGCAATATTGTTATACCGGTCCACTCGTGGATTATGCCATGTAAATACATCATTGACGGAATACACCTTGTCTGTATTTTCAATAAGCACATATAGCTTAATTCCGTTGTTCTGCGCCAAAATACACTCGTCACGGAATCTCGGATGTGCTTTTCCACAGACATTCCCTACAATTTCCTGCATGTCCTTTTTCGTGTCAACGGAAACATCATATGTGCCAAGAAAATCCATCTTTTTAAGTTCCATCTTTCGCGCTGTCTTGCGCTTAATCACATCCATTACCTTATCCGTGGCAATTATGTAATCTCCAACCGGTAATGGTGCACGCAAGACTTCCATATCGTGGCTTTTGAAATATCTATTCTTAAGGATATGTAAGCCCTCTTTCTGTCCTTTATCCTCAATTATTAACACGTATTCTCCTTTCTGGCGGTCACTTTTAGCAACCGCCAAAGGTATCTCATGGCTTTCAATTTAGTTTTTGTGATATATTAAATTCCTTGCCAAAATATCAGATACCGCATGAATGGGTTTCTTTTAGGATTGCTCCAAGGTGTTACAACCATCAGAACGGGCAAAGGTTCATATCAACTTCCAATCCTTTTTCCGCTATATAAACATCTGCTCCATATTTAACTGTTTCTTCTGCCTTTTGTTTGAAAAGTGCGGGATTTCCGCTTTTATCTGATAAGTGTATTAGAACGACATTTCTCAATGACGGATTATCGTTAGTAGAAATAAATTTAAGTGCCGTATCAAGGCTCATGTGACCTCGTAGGCGGTGTTCGTAGTTCGGCTCGTCCCGGTCTACAAGTTCCATGTCATAGTTAGCTTCAACCATGATATGCTCAATGTTCAGCTTTGAAAAATTGTACTTGCAATATTCCAAGTCAGTCATGAACAATAACTGCCCCATTTCCTCATGCTTGATTAAATAACCGTAGCACTCGATTTCTGTGTCATGCGGTACATTGAATGGTGTTACCGAAAAACTGCCGATTTGCCGTACTGTATGTGGTGGAATGGCTATTGTACGTTCTCCAGTAATAGTTTCCAATGCTGTCTGCGTTTCAAAAGCTGTGTAAACCGGAATGCCGGATTTCATGAAATCTTTTATGTATCGTGCATGGTCTCCGTGTTCATGGCTCACAATGCAACCGACAACGTTCGAGATTTTCCAATCAATCATTTTCTTGAAATCAAGAAATTTGCATCCGGCTTCAATCGCAAGGATTTCTCCATTGTCTGCAATCAAAGCATAGGAATTGCCCGAACTTCCGGAACCACAAAATCTTAAGAGCATCAAACCACCTCGCTTTCTTTCAGTTTTAAAATATGCGTTTTCTCCCCATATTCTTAATAATTCGGGAAACATATGACTGTGACAATTTCATCTCTTTAGAGATTTCGCATTGCGTCTTGTTTTCTACAAAGAACATTATGAAAATACGCTTTTCTCTCAAATTCAGCGTTCCAAAAATCTGTTGAACAAGTATAGAATTTATCACATCTTTCTCGTGATCCCTACCGTCCGCCATCAGTTCGGCATATGGAACACTTTCGCCATTTCCTATGTCTACGTTATCATCCAAAGAGAACGCTGCTCTTACCGACTTTTTACTCTTTCTGAATGACATAAGCAGTTCATTTCGCACGATAGGAAAAGCATAGGTTGAAAAATTATACCCTTTGGAAGAATCAAATGTATTAATAGCCTTTAGCAATCCAACAATTCCGGTTTGAAACATATCTTCATCATTTACCGGAACGCCTAAATTCTGCATAACTGAAAAAACAATTCCATAATTCGCAAGTACCATCTGTTCCTTGGCATACTCCGAATGATATGTATTCCATAATTGCAATGCTCCCTGCTTGCTCAATTCAGACTTTGGAAGATTCATGCGTCCACCTCTAATCCTTCATGAAATCCGGCACATTCTCGTCATTTTCTGCCGGTTCAACAACTTCTGCTTCGACTGCTGCACTCTCAACTTCCTTTGCTTCTGCATCTGCAACAATGAAGTCCTCTGAATTGGCGTTCTCCGCAATTTCTTCCTGCGTCTGCTGATAAGTTTCATCCATCTGCATGAGAGACTGTTTTGCGATGGCATTGAGGTCTTTTGGATGCTTTTTGATTGCATTGTTACGCATCTTGCGAACAATCATGGATTCCGATGTATCAAGCCATGCAGCACTCATGTATGGTCTTGCAACTTCACAGGCAAGCATATCTTCAATAGTCTCACAGTCTAAAAGTGCTTTCAGAACTTCATTTTTCTTTTCTGCGATAGCTTTCTTTTCTTCATCCGTAGCATCATATCTCGTTCTAGGTACAACCTTTCCACTCTTATCTTTTTTTGTTCCAAGTAAACCGAAAGTCTCATTCATCAGATTATTACGAACATGGGCGAAAAGATTTCCTTTTACGCTTTCACGCTCTGCGATCATGTACTCGATTTTTCCATCATTCATTTCAACAGGATAAACAACACGGATTACTTTCTGTGACAATCCTTTTTCTTCCCACTCCGGCGGCGTAACTTCAACACCTCTGTGCTTCGGATATGTAAATTCATCCCCTTCTTTCACAAGCCATACTGGATATACCTTTTTAACATCAACACCAAAGTTGCGAAGAAGCGCATCGTTTCCGTCTCCCTCGATTCCCATTTCTACTTCCTTGTACCAGTTTCCATTTGCATCCTGTTTACTTCTCAACTGGAAATAGCACTCTCTTGGTACAGCATTGGCATTAAGCTGAAGACTTGATACCTGTCCAATAACCTGTCTCAAATTAGAACCATTCAAGTTGCTCATAGCGGCTTTGTTAGATGTAACAAGGTTGTAAATTGCACTCATAGATGCCATAGCACACTGCTTGGAATAATCATCAAACACAAGTCCGTGTTCTGCGAAGTCACGCTCCATAAGTCCTGTGTACTGGTTCGCATAATAAGAAAGCTGTGTATTCATTTCCTGTTTTCCCTGTGCCGCTACTTCCTGTTTCTTTGCTTCTGCCATAATTACTTACACTTCCTTTCATTAAATCTCATTAAATTTCCGTACTGCGTACAACTCGTTTGGAGTTTTCGCATACATATTGCCGTCAATCACTACAAGGTAATCAACGCCCTCTTTCTTAAGCTCCACCTTACAAGCCTTTCCATTTACATAAAATCTCTTTGTTTTGATAACCATGTCTATTCCTCACTTTCTCCGGCATCTACCGGCTCCTCATACTTCTTCACAGCTGCCACCTTATCAACACCATAGGTCTCCACCCACTTCATATCCACCGATTCATCCGTGACCGTCAGCTTTGCACCATTGGCATTTACAACCGTGTCACCGGCTTTCACAGAATCCTCGGTGCGGTATGTATAACTTCTGGTGCTGTTTGGGAATTTTGCTTTGATATAATTCATTCTGATACCTCCAAAAATTAGTCTTCCGGTTGCTCGAAGGAAACATTTATTGGCATATGCCAAGAGGATTCTGCAATATCAGAAAGCGATTTCAAAAATGATGCTGCAATGCTTTCTTTAAAATTTGTACTCTGCAACTGTTTTCTGATTTCTTTTGCAAATTCCTCTCTGTTTTCATTGATATACTTTTCAATTTCTTCTTTTACTGTTTTTTCAATAGTATTTTTTGCAAGCCAATCAAAGTATGGCATCGCACGCCAAGAATCCTTTTTCACGAACTCGCCCGTGCTGTCCACATACTTATCCGTCATCTCATGAATAGCATCACGAACTACAATTTCCGGATTTCCCAATGCTTTTACAATTCCTGCATTTACTTCTTCTCTAACTGCCGCTTTAATAACTTCATCACTAATGTTCAAACTCATCATATTAGCCATTTATTTTTCCTCTCTTTCCTTTATTTCTTGCGTCTCTCTCACAATACGGAAGAGAACAATGTCCAGATTCCGCAAAATCAAAGAATCCTCTCTTACTTGCACTCTTCCAACGCTTGCATGACATACACCGTGCATCCGGCTGTGTGACGTTGTTCCCGATTCCTACTCTCGACATTTACACTCCCTCGACTTTCAACTGCTTGTCCTCTGAAACGCTCAAAAGAATTAACTGTGCGTCCATATCCGGCACATTGAACTCATTCAGCGATTCCGCGTTATCAACGAAAATCGGTACGCTTACACCGTATAACTCGCTAAGAGACTGAATAATATCAAGTCCGGCTACGATTCTATGACCACTGTTCAAAGTCGAATAAGGTACGCCATTCACGGTACACTCACAGCAATCTTTCATGCCGCCATTTAACTGCATTTCAAAGAGTTTGAAATTTACGGTCTTGAAATGACTGTTGATAGATTCAGAAACCTTATTCAGTTTGAAGCGAATGAACTCTTCCAAGAGGTAAAGCATCTGTTCCTGATCGGCAACTTTCTGACCGATTTCTTTCTGCTCGTCACGAAGCGTTTCGATACGATCATCAATCGCAACATTGTTAGCCGCCTGCGCAATAACCTTGTTTACCTCTTCAAGCTGGCTCTGCAGATCGGCTTTTAAATCAGTAACAACCTTGTCTGCGCCCTCGGATTCCAACTTGGCAATATCAGCAAGAATCTTGTCATGTTCTGCTTTCAGCTTCACATATTCTTCATTCTGCGAATAATCAGCTTCGCTCGGGATCTCGGATAACTGCTTGGAAAGTTCTTCTTTCTTGGCAATAGCATCCTGTTCCTGCTTCTTTAAATCGTCAATTTCCGTATTCAGATCAGCGTTTTTCTTTGTCAGTTCAGTAATAAGATCTTTCTTCTCGTTGCCAAGCGTAATTAAACGATTCAGTTCAATCTTTTTGTCAGTGTCAAACTTAAATCTTTCTGCTTTCAGTTTTTCTTCTGCGCCTGCCTTGGCTTTTTCTTTCCGGCTTTCAAAATCAGCCTTTAACTGCTCAATCTTATCAGCCGGTAACTTCTGACCACATAAGGAACAAATCGTTGTAGATTCGTCAAATACCCTCTTGGATTCATCAAACAGATATGGTGTTTCATCAAACGCCTTGGCTTTCTCGGCATTGTACTGCTCGCCCAACTTCTTCCGTTCGGCATCTGCGTCAGCAATAGCCTTTGCATTGTCCGCAATCTGCTTCTCTTTTAAAGAGATTGTTGCTTTGAAATGATCCATCTCATTCTTGCAACCGCATAAATCAGCATCAATATTGCTTCTCCGATTGTATAACTCACGGTTCATCGTCTGCGCGATGCCGGACATATCAAATTGCAACTGCATTTCCTTGCTTCTCAAATCGCCTAACGTGCTACCGGCATTCTCCATTTTCTTGCCACATTCAGCGATTCTTCTTACCAGATCTACCTTTGCAAGTTCCTGCTCTGCCACATCCACATCAATCTTAGATTTTTCTGCTTCATCAATACGCACCGGGATCTCTGACTGTTTCTTTTTCCATTCAGATAACGCTTTGGAAAACTTAGCACGGATATCATCTGTGGATGGTGCTTTCTCCAACTCGCCGAGTAATGGGACATACTTAGCATCTGTCTGCGCCAGTTCAACATCCGATACATCCGTTGCAAGGCGCATCAGAATATCGCGCTGATCTTTCCATTTCAGTGAAGAAAAATACTGTGGATTGGTCAGCATCTTAAACATTTCCTCGCTCTGTGCCAGACAGGAAACATAAGTCTTGAAATCAGCTTCACTTTTTGGATAACCGTCAATTTCGAATGAATTGACATTTCCCTGCAATGCAACAGTATCAGTACCACGTTTCTTAACCCAATTCTGTTTCTGCACTTTGGAAAGCTCTACTTCCTTGCCGTCCACATCCAGAACGGCTACAACCTTAATTTCTACGTTATCAATGCGCTTTCCGTCCTTATCCAGTGGTCGAACATTGAACTTTTCCTCTCCGGCACTGTTCTTATTAAACAGAAGCCATGTAAACGCATCGAAGATAGTTGTCTTTCCTGCGGCGTTCTGTCCTTTAATACTTGTCTTATTAGAGAAATTCACATCAAGGCTCTTAATTCCCTTGAAATTCTCCATATGTAACGATCTTATTTTCAGTTTCATTTTCTTTCTCCCTCCGCTCTTTATATTTTTTAAGTGCATCTTCAAAGCATGCTTCATCGTCAACATATCCAAGAGCTGACTCTATAATTTTTGAATTAATAGTTGTTCCTTTTTTTCCCATCAGCTCAATGTCTCTTTGGTGCTCATTTGCAATAATGGCACATGCTGTATGAACTCTTGTCCTGCATGCAACCAGATCTGCATATTCTTCAACGGAAATTGTAACGGTATTTTCTGCCATCTTAATTTTCCTCCTCTAATACATTAATTTTGCTTACAGACACCTCATATGCTGTTCTCTGCTCTTCCGTCCCGTCTTCGTACATCTTTACATACCCACGACTCTGAATACGTCCAATACATTGCACATGAGTCCCAACCGGAAACGTAGATGCAAATCTCGCATTTCTTCCCCAGCAGATACATGGGATGTAATCTGATTTTCCGTAGGAGCGGTTGACTGCGATCAAAACATCTGCAACCTCACGTCCAAGCGGTGTTTTCCGGTAAACAACATCTTTGCAGATGAACCCATCAAGCATGATTTTATTTTCGTCCTCATACTCATCAGTGATTATTTCAATATCACGAACAAAAACAGACAATATTAAACGATTTTTGCTCTTTTCGTGCCGATTAAAAGAACGTAATTGACCGGAAACGCTTATCACAGTTCCAATGCATTCCTTACTCACGTCAAATAATCTTTCTGAAATTGTCAGTGGAATCACATCTGCAATATCGCTTTTTCTGTTCACATCAAGAAACAGGTTGTAAAACTGTTCTCCATATACCTCATGGCTATATTCCGGTTCTGAAACAATTTTCCCGGTAAGTAAAACATTATTGTTTTTCATTTTTTCATTCATATTTGATTTTCCTCTTTTCTCGTGCTAAAATAGGCGCAAATAGCTTATGCTATTGCTTTGAATTGGAATCATTCTGCTTTGGTCGGTTGGGATGATTCCTTTTCTTTTTCTTTGCTGTAATCTGTGTCAAATGCGATATAGGTAATACCGTCATTGTCTTCAGACTCACTGTTATAATTATGATCTACGATCTCTTCTGTATACTCCTGCCACTCCCCATCTATTTTTGTTCCTATATAAATAAGAAGCAATCCAATCAATACAGGTATGGCAGTAACCGGATACTCCGTTGCATCAATGCAGATGCAAAACAGAAAAACAACGGTGCCTATCATTTCAATTACCTTTGCTAATTTCTTCATAGACACCTCACTCCTACCACTTATAGGAACCATTGGCAATCTCATCACCATACAGGGAAACAAAATCTGTTATTAATGCGATAAACTCTGAATTTGTCGGCTTTCCTTTTCCCACTGAAACCGTGTAACCAAAAATTTTGTTGATTGCATTTGTATTGCCATTTGTCCAAGTAACTTCTATCGCGTGCCGGATTGATCTTTCTACTCTCCAGACTGTATCGCTGTTTTCTTCTGCGATTTCAGTATAGAGTCCTTTAATAATGCCGACAAGTTTACTTCTGTTTTCAAGACATTTCTCAACCGCACTTATTATGTAACCGTAACCCTTAAGGCTATGTTTTACGCCGATCTGATCTAATGTCTTTCTTAAAGCAATGTTCTGTCTATCCATGAATACCTCCTGTTAATCCTTTCCAACTCCGTATCTGATTGCCATTTCTTTTACGATGGCTGTATATCCCTCGATCAACTTCTTATCCTCTGCAATAATATCCACATAGGATAATTTGTCTCTTGCTGATTTACAGATGCCCTCGTCAGCCATTCTCCTGCGCTTGTTAGTCAGCCGCTGCTTCAGATTCACACCCATCCGCTTTGATAACAGTTCGTAGCTTTCGGCTCTTACTTGGCTGTATGCCTGTCCGCCACCAAGTTCCATGCTGATTTTTCTTACAATATTTCCAGTATCATCACGCCATGATGTTGTATCGAGTGCAACCACTTCTCGGATGCTCTCAACTCTTTGTTCCACATGGTTTAACTGCTCTGCCTGCCGTTTCTGTTCTAACTGCTGTTCTGCTACAGAATTGAAAATCTTCTGGAACATCTGCAACTCTGGTGATAACTGATTGAGGTCGATTACCTTTTGTTTCACACGCTCTTCCAAGGTCGTGAAATAATCTCGTGCCTCTTCTGCTTTCGCTCCATTCCCTTTCATGGAAAGTTTCTTTGCAAAATGAGCTGTGAGTTTGTAATCATCACGCTTTACAATACCGCCCGTAGGCGTCTCGACATTAATGTCGAACCGCCAAAAATCCTCATTTTCAACGGCAAATTCATTATCAACAATGTTCGATTTCGCCCATCTTGAAAACTGTCCCTGCGCCAATTCCAAAAAGTCATACAGCTTTCTTGCAGTGGTCATTCCGTTTTCATCGACACCAAGTGCAATCTCAATCGGTGTCTGCATTTTTGCTTGTTTTAACTCTTCCGTTTTCTCCAACTCCTTTCCGTGTTATAATCCTCCACAAGGAGGTGGTAACCATTAACAAATGTCCACTTAACGATTTTAGAGATTGCATCCGCGATTGTGCTTGGTATGTTTCCAGTTCTGATTGTTGTGCTGTTCATAAATTAAGTAATTTAAAAAGCATTAAAAATCTTTCAGAACTAAAATCTATCGAAAGAAACATATCTAGCATCGAATCAATACTCAATCGGCAGCAATCCTAATAATCGTTTCAGCAATACGGTCAATTTCGCCTGCAATGCGAATTTTTGTTTCCGTATCAGATGTTTTCTTGCTTTCCTCTACCAGTGTTTCAATTTGCTGGTGGAGGATATCTATTAATCCTTCAATGCTATGCGACATTCTTCTCCTTTCTATGTTATAATTCCCTTATCATCAAATAAGGGAGGTGCTAAAATGATTGAAAAGACAATTCATGACTTAGCTGTCGCATATGCCAGTTCAAAACTTTCAGAATATGAAATTGACAAACGCGAAGCTCCACTTTGCGGAAATACAGAAATGTCATCCGAAGAAGTTCTGTATTTAAAAGCGGCATACGATTTTGCTGTCAAAAATCTTTCGGAGTAGGTTCGTACCTTTCTCCAACCATTGCATGAGAAACAGCTTCTTTTATCACTTCATGCTGTTTCTCCTCTGAAACGGACTGCTCAATGCGTTTTAGTGTACCGTCAATACTCTTTAACGTATTGAGCATTTCTTTTAAAATTTTCACTGCATTTCTCCTTTCCAGTAACTCTTTAAGTTACTTTCTTTGCAAAAAAAATATCCATTGGATTTTGGATGTGAAGATTATCAATCATAACCTGAATTTCGTCACTTCCAAAAACGCCCTTACTCATTCTCATATAAAATGTTTTTGGCGTAACTCCAATCATTTCCGCAACATCAGCCTGTGTTTTGCCATTTTCAGCAATAACGCCGCGAAGTTTGTTTGTATCAACCATCTTACTACTCCTTTCTAACTTCGTAACTTTTGAAGTTACTTTCATTATATTCCATTTTGGTAACTTGTCAAGTTATTTTTTTCTTGACGAGTAACTTTTTTGTGCTATAATAAAGTTACCAATAGGAAAGGAGGGAAACTCAAATGACAATCGGAGATAGGATAAAAAAGCAGAGAGAGCTTTTAGGTATTTCACAAGTAGAGCTTGCAGAGAAAATAAAAGTTTCAAAGCAAACACTATATAAATATGAAAACAACATTATTACTAATATTCCAAGTGATAAAATAGAAATTATTGGGAAAGTTCTTGAAGTTTCTCCATCTTATTTAATGGGTTGGGAAGATAATTTAGAAAACGCACCAGATATTCTTCCAGACCTTATGTCTGATAATGAATTGCTAGATAATTTGAAAATGCTAATGGAACTTAGCAAAGAACATCGACAGACTATATTTGACAATATAACCTATTGGCATGAAAAAGAGGGGCACTAAATGCCCCACTTTTTTTTGAATGAAAGTATTGTGTTATATAAAAATTTCAAAAATCGCTCGTTGTCGCACTTAACGACCATTTCAGTTATTTTTTCCTTGTAAAACGCTGTTTCCTCATTGCACTCGTTTTCCCCCATATTGATTTCCTCCAATCATTCCGCACTTCTGATAGCGATAAACAAATTATCGAACTTATGTTCGATACCGTCAACCCCATTTGACAAATTGCTACAAATTACAAACTCGTTTGTAGTTGAGGGACAAGAAAACGCCTTATCCCGCCCCTCAGCCAGAACTTGAAGTGCCCTTATCGGACAATTTTATTTTACAAATTTTCCCGCAAACATTCAATTTCTTTCGGTCGCAAGTTTCGACAGGTAAATTTCTTATTGTCACATAATGTCGATTGATTAGTTTAAATTTTGTTAAAAAATTAATTACTGGTTGAAAATTATGCATCTGCCAGTTATCTGTGATAAATTTTAAGTGCATAATTTTCCTTTCCGCCCGTAGGCTTGTTATTTAAAAGAGCCGGCTACACAATACACGGTCATGTAATCGGCTCTTAGACGCTTGATTTTATTGTATTTATTAGTTGTATGTTTTGGTGCCAAATTATCCCTCTTTTCTTCTTGAAACAACTGTGACTGTAAGTATTCTTGGCGGTAACTCGATGTGCATTAGAAAAGTAAATGCGACAGTGTCTACTATTACAAGACTTGAATATATGTCTACCGAAAAGAGAGATCTTGTAACTACGGTATTCCATTACATTGCAATTGGGAAATGGAATTGAAAAATAACAAATTTATTCAGCAGTGATTCCACCGTTAGGCTCTGACTGGATAATGATATATCGTAGCATATTGAAGTACACTGTCTGTAATAATATGAAATTGAGCAGTTTGACCTTTTAACACAGGGAAAAGTGCACTGTAATTTTCATTCGCTGCTCCTGCTTGGTGATATTCAAAGTATTCATGCACGATGGTTCCATCAATATAGCAGATTATTCCACAGTTACTATTATTTTTATCATCATCAACCTGATACCAAAACTGAATATACCCATCCGCTGTTACTTCATATGGAACGTCGCGCGTACCAGAAACAGCTATTCTACCAGTATAAAGGGGATAAATCGGTCGAAGCATTAAACCGCTGTTTAACGTACTTATCTGCTTCGCCAAACTGCCATCCACATTCGGATTTGCCTGTCTTGCATCAAGTGCGTAGCCTGCTTCCGTGGTAGTGTTATTATTTACGACGGTTGGTATGGTCGGCTTATTACTCAAATCATTATAATTACCGCTAAAGGCTACTGTTTTCAGATCCGCAAACCACTTTACGATCTTTCCGAATAAAATATTATGCTTTTCACCGCTTTTAAGATTTTCTCTTGCTGATGCTGCGGAAAAAGCTGTGGTATTCTCAGCCGTATCCCCATCAATGGCAACTGCTCCAATATTAGCTGCAGTCAGATCAACATTTCCACGTCGGTAGGATTTTTCCTTTGCTCCTTTGATTCCGGTTACCGGTGTACCGGCAAGCACGTCCCATTTACCATCTGATGTCTTGTAAATATTCGCACCAGCAGGAATTACATTCCCGGCTCCCTCTTTGAAATCATCCGTAGTGGTAAATTCATCTGAAATGTTGTACATCCAGCCTGCATTAACATTTGAAAGTGCCGGTAAATCTGCAAAAGCTACCGTTCCATGTGGCTGCAATCCACCTTTAAGACCTTCGGACACGTCTTTTGCCTGCTGATAGTAATACTTTGCATTATCAGAATCCTCGCCCTCTCTGCTTCCTGTACCACCAACAGCATAACTCTGTGCCTTGGTTGCGCTTTCTTCTGCAGATTCCGCTTTACCGATGATCTCCGCAGCCTTTTGAGTTGCAATATCTGCTTTTTCGGCTGCTGTATCAGCTGACTGACTGGCGGATGATGCTTTCTCCGTGGCTGTGGCGGATGATTCACTGGCGGATGTCTCACTGACTTTTGCGTTGCTTTCGGATGCCGCTGCCGCCGTAGCTGACTTCGCTGCCGCTGTCTCGGACGCCTTGGCATTGTCCTCTGATTTTTTTGCAGCTGTTTCACTGGCTTTTGCAGCATTCTCACTTGCTTTGGCGTTGGCTTCGGACTTTGCCGCTGCCTGCTGGCTTGACTCTGCCTTTGCCACTTCCACTTTGATTTTCGCAAGATAGTTAGGCTCTAAATGCTTTTCTTCAATGCTACCCTCTTTGACGATGGCAGACACTTTTCCATCCTTATCAATATAAAAAGCTACCGTATCAGAATCAAGGAACTCATACTGTGTAATCAGTGCTGACAGATCTATGTACTGTTTTGTGCCATCAATCAGAGTCAGGATAATCTGCTGTGTAGTCGGGTTATAATCGAAGTTGATCGCGATCTTCTCCATCTGCGTATCGATCGTAACCTTGGACCCGTTCTTTTTCGTGATTGTGATAATTCCCGTCGATTCCTCGAATGTCACGTCTGCAACAAGAGTTGCCACCTCTGCTTTTGTGGATTTCGTGGTATCAAGAATGATTACACGATCATCAATAACGCCAATGGCTGCGTCCATTTTGTTAAGATTGCTTTCATTAAGCGGTGTTTCATCACTCGGGTAATTCTCCCAATTAATAGCACTATGCGCTTTATTCATGTTCCTCACTCTCCCTTTCCTTTGCAAGCTTCATTTGTTCCCGCTCTACTGTAACCTGCCTGTTTGCCTCTTCCTTGATCTGCTGCAGAATATCCTTAAACACCAGGTACTTAGCTTCGATTGGGACATCCCCGCACAAATTTACATAATTTATAATGTCGTTTTCAAATTCACGAATTTTTGCATTTATCATAGAATACCTACCGTTTCCTTCAATTCTTTTATTTCTTCATGCTGTAATTGCACTGTTGCAACCAGATCAGCGATCAGCTCTGTATAATTCAGTCCGTAATACTTTTCTCCGTTACCGTTTGAGAAAATTTGAGGGCAAATATTCCATCCTTCTTCCACACTTTCCAAAACATCCTGTGCTATAAAGCCATGATGAAATCCATCCTTTTCGAAATTATAACGATACGATTTTGCTCTTAAAGAATAAATAAACTCAGATGATTGCTTTTTGCTTAAATCTAAAATTGTGTTTTTTATTCTTTTGTCAGATCCATTAATTACTCCACCTCTGAATCCACCTACTCCGGTATCTCCGTCTAAATGGATCATCATGTGGTCATTATCGTTTGCGCCTTTATGCAATGAAACCTGATTATATTGAACCGTACATTTATGAACAGGACTTTCAAGCGTCCCTTCCACTGTTCGAAATCCATCCGTTCCCATCTGTACAAGTGTTCCACTGCGTTTAAATTCAATAAGGTTTTCTACAGACTCTTCCGTTTGAATATGCATATATCCCCCGGTCATTTCCATAGAACCTTTTAATTCAAGCAGTTTTGCTTTAATTTTGATACCCTCGGCTGACTGGTTGATTTCTGAAATGACGCTGTCTTTTGATACTTTCAAGCTGATCTGCTTTGATGACTGCGTAATCGTACTGGACGCACTCGATGAAAGCTGCTTAAATTTCTTTATCAGAGTCCATTTGTATTTTCCACTGCTTATTCCACCATCTGGTTCGCAACCATAAAACTTTCCAGTATTCTGATCCAAAAAACTGTGTCCAGAATAATACGAAGATGCAGGGTATGTATCTTGTGGATTCCCGAAACCACAATGTGTAACGTCATAATCTTCGGTATCCCATACTGTTAAAGAAGCACTGACTTCTGACCGTATCTTAGTTGCGGTCACCTCTATCTTTCCGGACAAATCGCCCTCTGCTTTGCTTGCTCTCGTAACTTCCGCTGTAATCTTGTCCTCATTAATTTTAATAGCTGCTGCAAGTTCAACTTCCTGCCCCTGTGCTCTTTTTACTTCTGCTGTAATATTATTTGCGTTTTGAGTAATCCGTGATGATAGACCATCGGCTGTGTTTTTCACTTCCGTCCGGATTTCAGTCGCAGTCTGCGTTATCTGTGATATTAATTTCCTCTCTTTATCCTCGATCGTGCTCTGTGTCTTTTCAATCGACCGCTCTAATACATTGCTTTTTCCCTTAAGCTGCAAAATACTTCTCTGTATTCCATTCGCTTTACTCGTCCGGTACTCTTCCCCGTCCGCTTCCAGATCATCCCTTAAAGCCTGTATACCTTTCAAAGTTCTTTTCAAAATATAGGACTCGATCAGTTCATATCTGGTCGGCAGCCGCACTGCATCCCCGACCTCAAGGCACGGATTTCCTTTGCAGTCTGCCGTAAACGGGCGATAAACAATCCCCCTGATCTTTGAAAGAACATTGTTTGCAATGCCTTTTAATTCTTTTGTTCCTTTACCATAGACAAGAAAATTATCCTCGATCACATAAGCATTGTCTCCAGTACCCACAATCACACCGATATCATTCTTCTGCTCCCGGATCTGTAACTTATTGATTGTTTTAACAAGAAAATCTTCATACTCAGCCGTTATATATAAATCCTTCCCGATACGGTTGCTTTTCGGATCTCTTGGGAACAAATCATCTGCCGGATAAAGATCGTTTCTCGGATAAAGTCCCTGTATCTCCTGTTCCAGATAAATATAATGAAACTTCCCGTCGCGCCCCATATGCCCCATACAGCCATTGAGCTCACAAATACAGGACAACACTTCCTTGCCGCTCATAGATTCGCCTATGGTGCTCGATTCCTCTGTATCAGAACTTGTCTCGCTGGATGCCGTGACTGCAACTGTTTTTTCAATAGACATTCCGTCATTAACCAGTATAATGTCAGCCTGCTCAATTCCGAAGTATTTGAAAAAGCTGTCCCGGAATTGCTTCATTGTGACCGGATCATAAACTGTAACAGTCGTAGTTTTTCCATCTTTATCTTTCTGCTGCTTTTTATGGGATGGAAAGACAGTGTTATACCATGCTGCCACATCTGCATTTAAAATGTCATAAAGGGCATCATATGCAACCACATCTCGGCACGTCCTGTCTGCCGTGGGCGTATCAGAATCAACCTTATATCGTCCGAACTGGAACGGGATATCTGCATGTCCACCAAGAGACATCCTTACTGTCATCCATCTGCCCTTCATTGGCAAAAATGTATTTGACACCGTGAATTTAATCATGGCGGCTTCGCATGATCCAAACGTCAATTCCTGTTCCGAACACAAACTTTCGGTCAATTCGAATTTTTCTTGGTGTAGTTCTGTATTTGTGATATTGATTTTTCCATCATAAGATACGATGGATAACTGCTTATCGACCGTATCTTTTTTGAACAAGTCGCCATATTTATAATTAACCACCGTACACACCCCCTATGAACGCAAACCGGATAGAATTGTAACGAACTATTCCACCATATGTTCCATATATTGTTGGTTGAATATCAGCCATATAGCCATATTGTGTTACATAATCATCATATTCCGGTATGTATGCCGTAATATAACATGCTCTCCCTGTTGCATTTGTGAACTGGCTTCTGATATTATTTAACACCTCATTAAAAGTCTTATTTGTCAGCATTGCCGGTGTCTCAAACTCCACTTTTAAAGCCTTTAATTCTACGGCATTTCTATGCAGATAACCGTTGGCATCCGTATAATCGTCTAAATCCTGCATGTTGGCATATGGACTGTATGTCTCTGCTTTTATAAACGACATCGGCACTGTGTAATTTCCAATCTTTAACAGCCATCCGCTGTACGCCATATTTCCACCACCTAACTGTTTGAATTTGCGGCTGTCTCAAATGACAGTCGGTAAAATTTGTACAAAAATAGCACCTACCACCAATTTGATAGATGCCACTTCTTTTTCTTGATCTATTTTGTAATTACTTCGATATTGGGCGATTTAATCACGATTTTCTCCGGTGTGTGAATTACTTCCGTGTTCCCATATGTAATCCTGATTTCTAATTTGTTCATAAAATTTCTCCTAAATTTCATACTCCGGGTATGCTGCTTCCCAAACATCCCTATGGTAGGTATTTACCTCTCCATAATTTGCATCAAAAATCTTTTTCACGCCATATCCAAGTTCAATACTCTTTTCTTTGAGTTTTCGCCAATTAAATGTTTTCCAGTCCACACCGTTCATTGCTGCAACACGCTTAATAGAATACCAGTCTTTGCTATAATCAAGTTCCTGCTGTAGTCTTTCATTCTCCTGTTCTGCAATCTGCCTGCGCTCTACTTCATCCGCATATGCCCGAAGTGCCGATGGAAAATCTTGCGGTATCTGTCCTCTCTCCATCTCGTTAAAACGCTTTACATATTTTGCTGTGAATAGGATACCTTTTTCTCCTGTAAACTTATTAGCAAGAAAATCACAACCTAAACGAGTTACATTATAACATTTTCTTGGCTTTCCTTGTGCATCTTGGTACGTGCTTTCTTTAAAATAATCTGCCACACCCAAATGGGCTTCGCTCAAAATAGGAATAATTCCTTTACGTGTTCCGTCTCCTTCCAATTTACGAAGCAACTTAGAGTGTTCTGTTTCCATCATTTCTGCAATTTCAAGTGTTGTTATCGTGTTCGTATTGTTTTCAAATCCAATTTCATCTTTAGTCATAAGAGCTGTGTATGCCATATTTTCTATCTCCTAAATTTCCGAGCCTTACATTTCGCAAGGCTCAACCTTTAAATTCACGTGCGTTAGGAACATACCCTAACAGGAGTTACACGCTATATATTCAATCCATTCGGATGAATTTTTAAATAAAAAACCGCCAAAGACTGAATTTCTTCAATCTCTGGCGGTCACGAATCCGCACCTATTCCTCATAGGCTTGCAGGACGTCCTAAATTTCTTTAGGTCTTACCTGCGTGATTTTTAATTATTTTGTATTCTATACCATATGCCAAAATCTGTCAATCAAATTCCAACCTCTGCTGCATATTGGCATCGTCAATCTGTTCCTGCAAAAAATACGGCGTCTGATAGGCATTTATCACTTCCACTGCCTTGTCGCACTGGTTACGCTTGATGCTCTTGTAAGACCGAACACCAAAGTTGTATTTCAGATTGGCATACAGATTGTTGTAAACCTTTTGGCGCAATCCACGGTTGCTGTATGCGCTTGACTGTTTGCCGACCATGATTGAAACGCCTTTCTTTCTGACAGCTTCCGTAATGCGGTCGGCTTCCACCGGAAGTATCGGTAAGTCCATCTTAAGACTTTCCAAATCCGCCTTGATTTCGTCGACCTCTGCTTTAAGCTCCGTGTGCCCCTGTGCAAGCAATGCAATCTTCCCGTCCGTGGTCTGAGGCATCATATATGTACCAGTCTTACGAATGGATGGGAGAACTTCGGATGTTACCCATTTCTTGAACTTCTTCGCACTTTCCAGTTTGCTGCCAAAAATGAGGGAGTACAGACCGCTTTCATTGATAACGGTTATATCCCTATTCTGACCCTGACTCACCATTTTGGTGAGTTGATTATCCTCTTCATAAACGTGCCTTTTTATTGCGTTAATCGGAGCTGTTCCTTTTCCAAATCCAAGTGCCGTTGCAATATCTATTCCCACAAACCACGGCTCATTGTCAATAACTACTGTTCTAATATCTCCAAACTCTGGATTGTTAAAAATATGAATATTGTTCATCAGCAAATCCCCCATTTCTTCTTGAATGAAAGTATCGTGTTCAAAATGAAATGCAAAAATTTTTCGTCCTGTATGCTCTGGATTTCTGTGATTAATTGCTCTTTCATCTCGCACCGCCTTTCTTGTCGGATGCAAGGTTACTTGTAAAAATCCACACACATCTTAAAAAGTGTTCGCTGAGTAAATTCAGATTTTTGGTAATTTCTTCAATATACAGTTGTCTCATAGATTTTTCCTGCCTTTCGTTTGCTGTTTGACAACCATTCCAAAAAGCGGTATAATCCATGTATCAACCGCTTTTGGTGGTTGCTTGAGTATTGGAGTAGTTATATTGCTTGTCAGGGCTGTAACTACTCTTTTTCATTTTCTAAAACATTTTCAATCCCTTTTCTTACAACATCAGTCCTCGTGACGTTGTGTTTTTCACAGTATTGGTTAAGCTTATCATTTGTTTTTTCATCAATTCTTGCTTTAACCTCTATCGTTTTTGGAGATAATGCTTTAGGTCTTCCTGTGCGTGGAGACATTTTTACACCTCACTTTCTGTGGCACAATTAAATAATAATATTTGAGCCACAAAAAGTCAATACTTTTTTAAAAAATTTTTACGCTGTCACCGCCTGATACATTTCCTCAACAAGAGATTTTACATCGCTTTCAAACAACTTTGCCGCAATCTCATAAAGTTCCGGTATCTTTCCCATAACCCTGTCAATATAGTCAAGTTTACATTTGCATTTCGGTTTGTGTTCCGTATTGTAATTATCCAGTCTATTTTGCAAGTCAATATGATACTTGTTTTCAAACTCCCGATAAAGCAAAGCCCATCTTTCTTTGTAATTTGCATGATTGTAACGTACAACTCTATTCAACACCTGTCTCTTCTCCGCAAGTGAAATATCATCCACAAGTCCTATAATCACATCTTCTTTGTGCATAATTTCATTCTTTTGTCTTTCTATGGTTTCGTTCTGTTCTCTAACCGTTCTAAGGGTCTGAGCAAATATCAACTTTGTGCTTTCATCAGCATATGGAAGATATGTGGAAATAAACAGGTCTTCATTGCTAACATATCCACCAGTTTTTCTAATCGTTGGCAACACTTCATCAGCAATCCAATCTGTGAATTTTTCAGCGTTTGGCTTATGGCTCTTGAATACCAACTTATAAACTCCGCTCTCTGTAATAAAATTTTCTCCAGTATTGTGTAATTTTCTAAAGTCACTTTTCTTGACTTTAGAATTTGTCAGCTTTACAACCTGTTTATCGTTCATCTTAGAGACTGCCATTTTTATAGCACTATCGCCTAACTCTAAACATTTACCAACATGATAGGGGTTAAACAAAACCTGTCCATCAAATTCAAATACTTCTACCTCATGTCCTTCAAAAATCATTAAATCAGTCATTATACATAAACCCTTTCATTCATTCAAATATAGTCATCTTGCGTAAAACTTAGCGTTATAATATCCTTAGTAAAACAAAATGTATATTTTATCTTGAGCAAGTTTATATATCTTCCGTATATAAAATAAAACGCACACGAAAATGATTTTTATTAAATCCTTTATCTTTCGTATGCGTTCAGTTCATCATAAATTTTTTCAATTCCAAGCCTAATTATCTTTGACCTGTCTTTTTTTTCTGCATTAACTATAAAATCAAGTTTTTCTATTGTTTCTCTGTCTATACGTATTTCCAGTCTCCTATCTTTTGGATTGGTTTTAATTTTTTGTCCTTTTTTCGGCACACAAATTTCTCCTTTCTTTTTATTTTCTATAATTTTATCAAAAAGTCCGTACGATGTAAAGAAACATTTATGTATCAAAAAAAGAAGCGCATCACTGCGCTCCCTCTCTTAATACCCTATTGTATCAACTGCATACTCTGCCTCTTCATCTGTAAATTTATCATATTTTAATTGGTCTATGAGTCCTTGTCTTGAAAAAGATGTTAAATTCAAGTATTCTTTCGCCTTTTTCACAGCTTCCTCTTTCCAGTCAGCTCCACAATTATCTGCCGCATATACCGCTTCTTCATTGGTATACTTTTCATATTCTAACTGGTCAATCATTCCTTGATATGAAAAACCTGCTAAATCAAGATATCTCTTTGCTTGTTTCAAGGCATTTTGCTGCCCAAGCGTTATTTGTTCACTTTCTTGTATTTCTTCCGATGTATCAGTTGTTTCACTAATTCCATATTTCGAATATAGATTTTCTGTTTGTACAATCATTTCCGATGCTTTACCGCTAAATTCATCTGGAATCTTAAAATGGTCAATTTTTTCGTTTATTGTATCTTTTACAATTTTCCCATTTTCTACAATATAAGAATACTCTTCGTCTCCTATGTACCCTACATAAGAAACTGATAATCCAAGTTCTTGTGGACGCTTGCATATGCAATAGCAGTCAAAATACATAACATAAATATTATCATAATGACCATATGCACCTACGCAGTATTTATTCCCGTCTTCAAATATTCCAACAAAATTATTGTTTTTATCGTCATATTCAAAGTTAGCCCCCTCAACCACGGCTTTTACTTCGTTTTGTTCTGTTTCTTTTGTTAAATTCTGATCTCTATCATTATTTTCTTCTTTGCTTTGATGCTCGCTATAATATTCTTCCGTTTTTTCGCTTTCAACGGTTGAATATTCGTTATCAAGATTTCCGCTACACCCTATAAGCACCACGGTAGCCATTGCCAAAAATACTATCCCCCACTTTTTCATGAACTCCCTCCCATTTGTAATATGTTATACAAACCATACCACAAACGAAAGAGAGTTGCAATTAAAATATAGGAACTGGATTTCTCTGCGTTCTATTTGCTTCCTGTCTCCATTTTTTTACTGTCCCTTGATACGCTTTATCTGAATCAAGAACCGCCGTAATATCTGCTTTTTCAAGTTTTGATACAATGACGTCTCCCAGTTTATCGTAATCAATAACGCTTGACATTGCTATCTGCATTTCTTTTCCAATAGTACTTTCAATGCTACCGGAATTGTATTTTATAGATGCGTTTACGTTGTCAGTTATGCTTCTATTGTACTTATATACAACTTCCGGCGCTGCTTTTAACCCTGCCAATCCAAAACTGTCCTTAATTCCCTCGGACCAGTTTTTTATCTCCTTAAATGTACTTTTAGATCCATCAGAAATACCATTATTAAATCCTTCTACCGTAAATCCTGCAAATTCTTTAAACACTCTTGATGGCGAATGTATGCCCATCAAATTTGTAAACCAAGAACTGATATTGGATACCCAACTGGAAATAACTCCGTACGTGGTGTTCTGGTTTCCGGAAACTCCGCCATTGAATCCCTCTACAGTATATTTACCATAGTCAGAAAATACTGTGGATGGTGAATGTATTCCCATATTGGTTGTAAATGGCTGTTTAATGTTGTTCTCAAGATATGTGAGCATGGCATCATTTGTTGTGTTCGAATTTTCTGAAATACCATTATTATATCCATCTATCGTATTTTTCGCCCATCCTCTTCCCATACCAGAAAGCATGGCATCTTTTAAACTTCCTTTTTGTGTAATTGCTCCTGTTACTGTGTCTACAGCACTTTGAGATTGAGCAACACCGCCATCTGCAAGTCCATTTACGACAACTTTTCCACCCGCTACTGCTACATCATATCCTCTTCCGTTATACCATGTTGTTATTGCTTCTTCTAATGCACTAGTCATTGTCGGTATGGCTTCTGCTGTACCGGCTACTCCGCCAATTCCAAACTGAACAACACCTTTTTCTCCAAGATTATACATATCCTGATCGGTCGTTCCATAAGCGTCAATAATTGTTTGATAAAGTTCTACTGCTTCTTCTCCAACTACCTGCTTGCCATTAACGAACACTCCGCCAAGATCATCTATTGCTTCTACAGCATTCTTAGCAATGACGCCAAAATTAATCTTTTTTATCGCTTGTTGTAATAAATTGTATTCATTAGTATGCTGTTCCAATAACTCATTTGCCGAATTATATTGTGACGTTGCTTTTGCAACCTCATCTCTAAGTGTCTTTTGTGTTTCTGTTATTTTTGTCTGTTCATCTTCCAGAAAAACCATTTGCTTTACGAGTTCATCATGTGCATCACCTGCATTTTTAGCTTCTATGCCATTTGCTTTTAATGCATCTGTATTTCGTTTCCACCAGTCATTTAAGTCCTCGGTTGCACCTATATCGGATAAGATTTCGTTTAGTTTATCCAACGCTTCTGCGTTATCTTTGTAGTTCTGCTCTGATACTTCCAACTCGACATTAGCTTCCGCAAGTGCCTTACTGTACTGCTCTACAACATCTTTGTATCCTGCAACTCTATAATATTCTTTCTGTGCTTCTATAGTCTTTAATAGTTCTTCCTTTTGTGCTGTATATTTTCCAGTAGTCATATCAATCTGATTTGCTAATTCTGGACAAATATCAATAAGCTGTTGTGCTCTCGTTTTTAATGTTTCTTGATCTGCTGCTGTTAAGCTCGTCTTGTCTGCAAGTTCGAAATATGAATCTGCAAGCTGTTGAAGCTGATCTGCACTTGCTTCGGATTTAGATGTTAAATCCTTTGTAGTGTCAGCTAAATCTCTTAGATTTTGTGCAGCATCTTCCATTTTCTGGTTATTTGATCCTATTTCTTCCTCAAACTCCAAAAACTGATCTGCAATCTCTTTTTGCCAACTTTTATGGAAATTATATACAGCTAACCCTATTGCTGCGATCGCCGCTGCTATTGCTAAATAAGGATGCGCAACGACAGTAGCTGCAAAATTCAAAAGAGTATCTTTTATTGCCAAAATCTTTGTCTTAATATTGTCTAATGCTGATAACGTAATGGTTGATATTTTTATTGCTGCAATTACTCCAAGAATGGTTGCTTCTATTGGTGCAGCAGAAAATATACCAGACCATGTGCTTAGCCCAGCATTTATAGCTTTCCAAATTACCTGCGCAATTTTTCCACATATGCCAAGCCAATCTATATCAGACAGGAACTCTCCGATTTTCTTTCCAATCCTATACCAATTCACTCCATCAATAGCAGAAATCATTGCATCAAGCAAACCTTTCGCCCATGTATTCAATGTTCTTGCCAAAAGAGTAAACTTGAAAGTTTTGAAAAATTTATTAATCCCTGCTGCAATAGAATTTCCAAAATTCTTCCAGTTAAATCTCGTTCCAAAAGAATTTAAAAACTCCAATGCAGTATTCAATGCCCCTGCAATCGTTTTTCCGACATTCCCGAACAGTCTCGGATTAATAAGACCATTAAGAAAGTCTGCTAAACCTTTGCCGAAGTTTTTTGCCTTGGAATAAATCTTATCCCAGTTGATAGACTCCATTGCTTTTGATAAGGCATCACTGATGTATTTTCCAAGTTGTTTCAGATTTTTAATATCACTTTCGTAATTCTTGAAAATGGTATCAGTCTTGACGAGTTTGCCGCCACTGGCACCACCGGATGCGCCGCCGCCGGAACCGCCCGAACCTTTTTTGCCAGAACCATCATTTGTTGTAATCAGTTTCAATTCATCAAACTGACGGACACCCTTATTCATCTTGTCAATGTTCTTTGCCGCCTGTCCTGTGCTGTCCGCAACATCATCTGCACTCTCTGCCGCATCTGAAAAGTTATCTGCAAGCCCTGCACCGGAATCCTCATATTTCCATCCGAAGATTGCGCCTAAAGTGTTTGTAACCTTTGTAACAAAGCTGATAACAATCAGTAAAACGGAATTGAGTGTTTTTACGAATGGTTTGAAAGCATTGATTAATGCTCCACCAATAACACTGCCAAGCTGTTCAAACGACTGTTTTAAAATTCTGATCTGGTTCGCCCATGAATCAGCAGTACGCGCAAAGTCCCCCTGCGCTGTCTGCGTATTGGCAAGGACGTACTGATACCGGAGCATTGTCTTTTCAGCCTGTGACATAGACTCGATATCAGAATCTAATCCCTGTTTCATCGCCCACTCTTTAAGGGTTGCCTGTGTAAGATCAAGACCGTAATCTCTTAATGGACGTGTCTGTCCGGTAAATATTGCAGCTAAATCCTGCGACACAACATCCTGATCTACGTTATACAAAGAAGCCATATCAGCAGTTAATTTTGTTAAATTCAAAGACACATCAGCCATGGAATCAGACAGACCAATATAGCCATCTGTCTGTTTGTTCAAAAACTCATTGGCTTTCTTTATCAAACTGCTGTCAATTCCCATGGCTGTTCCCATTGCTTGGAATCGGCTTGCCGTCTGTTTCAGTGTCAGTTCTGACATACCGAACTGACGTATAGAGTCCTGTGCAAACTCATTGACTTTCTTTGACATGTCCCCAAAAGTAACATCAACAACGTTCTGAACCTCTGTTAATGTCGATGATATGTCGATTGCATTTTTTATTCCTCTGATCGCTCCGTACAGACCAAGATAAATCCCCATAGAGGACAAAATCTGTCTTGTGAATGACTTGAGTCCGATCAATGCTTTTCCTGTGGATGTCTTAAATCCAAGGAAAGAACCGGAAAGACTACTGATGCTGGTATTTAATCCGGAAATTGCACCGCCAGACCTGTTGGAAAGATTGCCGAGTGCCTGCGTCATCTGAATGATATTCGAAGATACATTTGGCGCTTTTGAAAGCGTCTCAAACAGGTATTTGAGATTGTCAGCAAGCAAAGGTATATTTGTTACCGCACGTCCACTTGCAACGCTTCCAAGCCTTGATATGGCAGTCACAAGGTTACTCATATTGGTCATATCAAAATTCAATGCACCTATCTTGTTCATCTGGCGTACAAAGTTTTGTAACTGCGCAGATAAAGCCGGCAGATTCTTTGTCGCCTGTGTAGATGCCTTGCCACCAATTTTCGACAGTGCCGACACCATGCTTGTGAGTCCGCTTGTATCAACAGCCTTAACACTTGCTATTCCAGATGCAAGATCTCTCACAGCAGAAGATATTCCGTGGATAGAATTTGCATCAACACCAGAAAATTTATTGAGTGCCCGCACCATTGATGTGATTTCCGAAGTTTTACCACCTTTGAATCCGGTAGCCGCATCGGAAATGCTTCTGATTCCGCTTGCAATATTTGAAAGTTTTGCAGTGTCAAACGATATGCTTTCCCGGAGCCTATTCATGCTGTTTACAAGGCTTTCTATGGAATTACTTGCTTTTGCAGAGTCAGCTTTGATTTTTATTTGTAATTCATCAATGTCTGCCATATATCACCAACTTTCTATGCAAAATAAAAAGACGGTAGGCTGTGACACCTTACCGTCCTTGATCTACTCTTTTAATTTTTCTCTTGTAACAGGTCCGCATTTCTTATCTACTGTAATTCCGACTTTTTTCTGGAATGTTCCAATACCGGTCGCCGTATCATTTCCAAGAATACCGTCCACATTACTGTTTCCCTTTTTATCTTTTTCATCCAGGCATCCGTGATAAATAAGCTCCGTCTGAAGCCATCTCACATCATCCCCTCTCATGCAAGGGAATTTTTTCTTTAAAATCCTTGCAGGTTCCGGGTATGGGTTTAAATGATCTTTTACATTTTTTCTAGGGTTTCCGCTTGTCACAATCGCTGTATGACCTTTTGTTTTTGTGACAATAACATCTCCGTTGTAAAGAACCATTCCTGCCGCATAACCTCCAATGTCATCAAACATGCCGCTTGCAAGCAATACAGATCTTTCATTTGCTGTAGTGAAATTACCAACATCTTTTCCAGTTGCATGAATAATGCATGCCCGTACCGTTGTGCCGCAATCTGCTTCTGTTTTTACTTTTGAATTAATACCATATTTGACAATTCCAAGCCGGTGTCCCTGACAGTAGCCAATATTATCATTATTGCACGCTGTAATCATTGATTCTGCCAGTTTATCCGCCATATTTTTTGTTTTTGGTCTTAACACATACCATCCTTTTTTATGAACATAAAAGTTTTGCATACTTACTTCTGTTCCTGTCTGATCTCCCGGTCTCCCACCGGTCAATTTCCCATTTTCATCATGTCTTGCAGATCCAATTCTAATTGACATATTTATACCTTGTATGATAATTAGGAAGTTAATTATCAC